ATCTCTTCGATCTGCATATCTGGGATGTCTATTGCCCCCATGTCTGCGCTCATATCGGTTGCAATTGGCTCGACTGGCATATCCATCGTGATATCTGGGATGTCTACAACTGGAACATCCATAATCGAAACATCCCCGATTGAATCAGCCACATCAACTGGATCAACAAACGCAATGTCCACTGGATCAGGATTGGTTATGGTCGGATCTATAAGTATCAGATCAGTGTAAGTATTGTAGTCAAGCTCAAAAAACACATCTTTGGTCGCGCTGGCATAGTAACCGCTCCAGCCCCCAACGTCTTGTGCTGTGAAGCTGATCGTGGCTGTGTCGTAGTCGGCTGTAGCTGTGAACGAGAAAGAATAGTCCACGAAGTAATTATTGTAATTCAGCGTTACGATATCTGTATAAGTCTCACCACCGTACTCGACCTTCACAGTGATTGTGTCGTAGTAACTAGTGTCAGTGGTTTGATCGCACCATGCTCCACTAGGAGTGTTGTTACATCCGTAAGACGACATCCCATAACGAATATCCCCGATGTAATCATAAGCACTTAAATCTATGCTTTGAGAAACTGTGGCTTCAGTGTTGGTATATACCCATACAACGCTATCATTATCATATTGCCAAAAGTCCACATCTCCGTCGATCTCCCATTGAGTATCATCAATAAGATTCTCTGTGGTCTCTTGGCAAAAACCAATGCTGGGGACTAGCAGGAATATTAACGGGCGTAGTGAGGCCATTGCTGTTTAGCTTTATCTGAACGAGCTTCACGATCTTTCTTCAGACCTTCTTCGTAAAGCATTGCAACCTTTTGTTTTTCGTTAACCAATGCACCATCTGGAACTCGATCTAGGTTCGCCAGCCATTGGGTTTTAGCTTTTTTACCAATCAGCCCGTCAATAGGACAATAAGTCCCAGCATCCCACATTGCCTGAAACACTCTGTAATCCGCTTCACAAAGCAAAGCCACAGCTGCAACCTTCATACCCATAGCGTAAAGCTGTCTGGATAATTTTAAGTTTTCGCAGTTCACATCTCGAATGGTTGTTCCACCAGAGATACCAAATATCTGTGTTTGCACTGCACCAGAAACCCCCGTTGTACAGATATCAGAGTTAATCACACTGATGCTCGGTGAGCTGGCGGTTGATGGGGTGCGGTCTACGGTTGTAGTCCCGACGGTGTTAGAGGAACTCGAGACAGTGCTCGAGACAGTGCTGCTGGTTACAGTATCTACGGCAAAAGCATTGGTTGGAACAATTAATAAAAAAGATCCAATGCTTATTAAATTTTTAAGGCTGACTAGCGGGTCTCGAGGATTCTTTTTCATGGTTCATCCAAATCGCAAAAGCACCAGTCATCGCTCCTGTCACCACCGATACCAACCCAGCTTGACTAGGACTTGGGTCTGGCAAAGTCATGAACCATTCCACCACTCGCCAACTCATAACGGTCATGATCGCCATCATTAATCGGGGCAGTATTTTTAATTTTAAAAACGCTTCGGCTGTCATCACAGCCCCAGCAACTTTTTAATACCTAATGTGATCGCAGAACCGATTAATCCTGCGACAAACATCACAACATAAATCCCACCTCTGCTTTGATTGATCACCGCGTTCACTTGCGCCATATCTTTGCGTAGCAAACTGATCTCTCGTGCAAGGTTCTTAACGTCTGCTTGTAATGCGCCAAATTCTTTAGGGCTGATGTTCTGTTCGTTCATTCTTGTATCAAAGCGTTTATTTCGTCTATGGTTTCTTTAATTTCCCAAGTATTATTATTCATCCCGAAAGCAACAGTCACCTTTTCACCATCTTCTTGAGTGTGCTCAAAAAAAGAAACAATAAGGTCAGTGTTAATTATTAGACCTTCCCCTATCCTTCCTTTTGTTGCATTTGTAACTTTAATAAGTTTCATTAATCACCTGTTAACTTTGAGTTGAGTTAAACTTTCTTTCCTACCTAACAAACCGTATGGGAATGTATTAAACGCTATGCTAATTCTTTCTTGATCATGATCTAAACGTTCTACCATGTGATGTAATCTTGAGGGAAACAAAAAAAGTTGTCCTGTTTTAACTGGAAACCACCAACTTTGCGCATTCCACTCATTAAAATTTTCAGAATATACATCTAACGTATTAATCTGTTCTTTAAAAAAATGTATTTTGTCTTTGTTTTCATCCGCTTGAACATAAAAAACTCCAGATATAAGTGAATTTGCATGACTATGTTTGTGGTGATATTCATCTTTTTTAGTAACATTTGACCAAGATTGTGTTATTGCTAAATCAAAATCATCTTTAGGTATATATGTTTCTAAAAAATATTCTTTAACCTTTGTCTCTAAAAATTCATTTATATCTTTTAACTCTGGCTCATTTAAAATGTAAGTATTTACACTATTAACATTGCCTTCATTTTTTGTTGTTTCCAGATTTTTAACAAAAGAAATTTCCTTTTCTGTTAATTCTCTTTCAATATCATGTCGTCCAATTGGTGTAGCAAAAAGTCCGAATATCATGGATTGTAAACTACCCAAGACGTAGTGTCTTCGTCCCAAATGTATTCAACAGTATCGCTATCTGATGGAAGAGGAATTGGCGCATCCCATAAGCACGTTGTCTCATTAAGCACCCAAGAAGCAAACGGCTTTGGTGGAATAAAAGCATCCCTGCCAGCATCGTAGGTATAACCTAGTCCAGCATAATTTTTTCTGAACGCTTTGGATTGATCTGCGCTTGGCTCATTTGTTTCTGGGTCGTAATGAACACCGCCTTTTGTATTATAAGACGTTTGTTTATACACATCCCCAGTTCGAGCAGTCAGCTCATCTTCTTTGCCGTTATCTTCATCACGACCAACTGTGACATAGACCACGATATTGTTTTCATCTAATTTTGCAAAATGCGCCATGTTATGTCCTTATGTGAAATATACTGTTTCAGATGTAGTTGAAGTTGCGGTTACCTCATATATCTTATATCCAGTCATAGATGTATCAGTAGAATAAGTTACACCACCTGAGAAGTTAGCAGTTCTTGTGTCTGGTACTTTAATCAAAACTACTCCAGAACCACCTGACGATCCCGGCGAATAATTGTGAGTACCCCCACCACCTCCTCCGGTATTAGCTGTTCCAAAAATTCCTTGTCCATTTGTGATGCCATTACCGCCACCACCAGTACCTCCCGGTCCTCCAGCAGCTCCTCCACCGCCACCACCAAAGTACCCAGAGTCTCCAACGCTTGAACCAAATACTGAAGAGTAATCTCTACCAACTCCACCTGCCCTAGAACCTTCACCTTGACCAGCAGCACCAGTACCTCCACCACCGCCAGACCCGCCATAAATAACACGATATCCACCAGCATTACCATACCCAGTAAAGCCTGTAGCTGGAGTTGACGATTGATTACTTGGTGCTGCAGGGTATGCTGTACCAAACGGATTTGTTCCAGCTCCGCCACCACAACCACCTGTTGATCCTGTTCCAGTTTGTTGACCAGCACCGCCACCGTTTGCAGTTGCAGGACCAAATACAGAGTTGCTACCGTTAGATTGAGCACCTCCTCCGCCACCTACTGTAACAGTATAAGATGTTCCTACAGCAAGATAATAATTCTCAGCATAGACTAAGCCGCCAGCTCCACCTCCACCACCTGTTCCGGGAGATCCGGGAACAGTACCATTACCACTACCTCCACCACCTGCTTGAGCAAGGATATTAGCAGGGAAGTCTTGAACAAAAGTAACTGTTTCGCTTGTGGTGCTTGTTGCAGTTACAGAATAAACTCTGTAACCCGACACAGCGGTTGAAAGTGATGAAGTTACACCACCAGAGAAAACTGCTGCTACGTTATTTGGAACTTTAATAATTACAACACCAGAACCTCCGGCATATCCACTATTTGTGTTCCCACCATCTCCACCACCGCCACCACCGCCTGTGTTTGCGCTTCCTGCTGAACCATTATTAGAATTAGGGCCAGAGCCATTACCACCACCGCCTGCACCACCAGTGCCGCGAGATCCACTGCCTTCTACACCAGCTCCGCCACCGCCACCTCTTGTAACACTTGATCCTGTGATTGAATTAGCAGTTCCTGCACCGCCTGATCCCGATGTTGATCCGGAAGAATTTCCACCAACGGCAGAATCACCACCACCGCCACCACCTAAAAACGGGTTGCCAAGGTTAGCTCCAACACCTCCAGCATTACCACTTCCGCTCGTACCAGCAACAGCAAAACTATTTACCTGACTTCCGCGAAATCCTTTACTTGCTGTGTTTATAAAGACAGAATCATTACCGTCAGTATTTATCGCGCCACCAGCACCTACTGTAACTGTATAAGCTGTTTCAAGTAAAAAACTTTGATTATTGTACGAACTAACCTCACCACCACCTCCACCCTGATAGTTTTTTCCACCACCACCAGATCCAACAACTAAATAGTCAGCAGAAACACCCTCAGAGAATGTAACGGTCTCCGATGTGGTCGATGTAGCGGTTACTGTATAAATGTTGTAACCGGAAACTGAAGTGCTAACAGAATAAGTAACACCACTAGAGAAAAATGCGCTATGGGTTGTTGGAACTTTTAGAATTACAACTCCAGAACCGCCTGTTGAGCCTGTTCCTCCAACTCCGGGTACATGGTATCCATTACCACCGCCACCACCGCCTGTATTGGCAGTGCCTGCACTTGAATCAGATCCCGGATTATAGTTACCACCCGTTCCACCGCCACCTGATCCACCAGCAGAACCAAAAGCTGATCCACCGCCACCGCCACCTCTAGTGACAGCACTTCCAGTTATTGAAGAAGAGACACCTGTACCTCCGGGATTTGGATTACCATTACCACCGACAGCACCAGCTCCTCCTCCGCCACCAATTCCATTTCCTCCTGCGTATCCTTGGTTAGCAGTTCCAGCTCCAGCAGAGGCAGAACCACCACCTCCACCACCAGAACCACCGCTAGATCCGTTGTTTTGGAAAGCACCTCCACCTCCACCACCAAGTGAAGTAATTGATCCTAAAACAGAGTTTGAACCATTATTACCAACTCCAGAAGCATCATCAGAGGCTTGTCCACCAGATCCACCCGCTCCTACAGTAATTGTGTATGCTTGTCCAACTGACGCTTTAAAAGTAGTTTCGGCAGATCCACCGCCTCCAGAAGTACCAGCAGAGGTTCTGTATCCACCAGCTCCTCCTCCGCCACCATTGTTGACATTGCCTCCGCCGCCACCACCACCTCCGGCAATAACTAGATAATCAATATCTAATGGGGTTCCGCTTTGGAAAGCACTTAGGACAATCTGGAGTATTCCGGTCATTTATTAGCTCACATTCCCTGCGATCACACAGACGGTGGAAGAGATAAATAAAATAGTAGCAACACCCCTAGTAGCCAATGTTGCTGTGGCAACATCTGAATCAGTCCCTGCTATATAAGCAGTTGTGATTGAACAAGTGATTGTTATGTCACCAGTGGTGTTATTAAATATAGAAATTGCATCGCCTTCAGCAAATGTTGCGTCTGGGATGGTGATCGAGCCACCAGATCCAACTTGAACATATTTTCCAATGTCCGCAACTGCTAAAGTGTAAGAACCTGTTTTTGTTCCAACAGCCGGTAAGTTTTGATAACCAACACTGTAGTTACCGCCACCGTCTGGGAAAGTTACTGAACGACTTGCTGACAGAGTGGCTGGCTGAAGCGTAACTGTGTAAGAGCTTGATCCACCAGCTCGACCAGAGACAATCATTGCGTCTTGCGTTGCTGCATTTATAGCAGTCACAGTACCAGTAACGGTTACTCCGCCTGTTGCTGTGGCGAGTTTGGCTGCGTTGTCGTAGTAAAGAGTCACACCATCATTTGCCAAAGCTACTATTGAGTTCTCTGTGTTATTAGTTCTAATAAAAGTTCCGCCTGTGACGTTATCTATATAAGCGTTACTTCCATCATGCTCAATTCTTAGATCAGAATCAGTGCCAAATATAGCTTTGTCACCATCGCCCCATTTAACATCTCCGTTTGCGTCAGCAGTTACAGTCTTGGATGCCTCGACAGTTCCGAGCGTGGTGATGTCGTTGTAGTTAAGTTCTGCGGTTGAAGCAGTTACGCCATCTAGGATGTTAAGTTCTGCTGCTGTGGAAGTTACCGCAGTTCCGGCAATGCTGAAAGACGCAAGATCAAGATCAACCAATGCATCGGTCACAGCTGCGCCAGCACCAGCCCCGTCAGAGTAAACAACTTTAACTGCCCCATTCGGGATTGTTACCGTTCCGCCACTGCCTTGAGCTATGGATATTGATTGGCTACCAGTGGTGGCGTTTTCAATAATCCAAACCTTGCTTACTGTATTTGGGGCGAGTGTAACCGTTCTGGTTGTTGTCAGACTTACACCAGAAGTGATTTTAAGATAAAGAGCGCGGACTCCATCAGCTGTTGCATCCTGCATCGTGATGGTTGTGTCCGCATCTGAAGCCATAGCCTCAGTACCATAGCCCAGTGCTTCGCCAATCAGCTCAAGATTGGTGTTGGTTATGGTCCCCCAAGTCCCGGACTTTTCTCCGGTGGCCATCTCCTCCAATCGGAGATTATTAACGTATGTACTAGGCATTTAATTACCCCTTAATCTAATCTAATGATAGCGGTTGCACCAGCTGCTGGAAACACAATTCTAAAAGTACCGGAAGAAACAGTGAAGTCACCGCCAAAATCCAGAACCGCAATTGATTGGTTTGAAGCTGTGCTGTTATAAATTAAAGCTCCGCGAGCTGTGAAAGATGCACTTGTCCACTCTGGATCGTCAAAATCCACATAAGCAGTTGTGCTGCTTGTGCCGATTGTTGCACCTGTGAGTGTTACGCCACCAGCCGTATAGCCCGTTCCGCTGACCTCATTACTTGCGGTATATGCGGTTGTGCTTGCATCGAGCGTGGCTGAAGAAGTGTAAAGCGCAATTTTAATAGTATCTGTGTCTAAATCCTGCTCTTTTTGAAGTAAATCTTCTTTGAAGCTGGTACACATTGCTTGAGTGATAGCCATGATTAAATACCTCCGTTGTATTCTGCGTTGTAGTTTCGACTCATTTCCTGCTGGAACAATTGAATAGCCTCATCGAACTGTGCCTTGTACAAGTTTAATGTTTCTGCGGCTTTAAGAAAAGCAGAAGTTTCATATAAACTTGCAGAAAGCAACACAACTTCAGCATTATCGCTGATCCAAGTGTTCGGGTTTCCTGAAGAAAGTCCCGTTTCTGGTGCTATATAATCAATTGTGTACGAATATGTGCTGTCTGGCGTTGGAGCCACCGTAACCGTTATACCAGAAGTACTGGCAGTCTTGGTGCTGTACATTATCGGTGTGCCTTGTGTTGAAGAATTAGGCCAATAATCCCTTAAATATGAGTCGATCCTATGATCCAAGTAGCTCACATTGCCTGAATTGGTTATGGAGAATTGTCTGATCATCCTAGCCGATGCCAATGTGTAATCTGCTGTCCCAGCCACCATCGAAGCAGTCGAGGTCTTACGGAAACAAGGCAAATTAGGCAATCTTTGGAAAATCATCTCCTCGGCTTGAGCAATGATCTGAGGGATCGATGCCTCGAGCTCTGTGGAATCATCTTCCACGAAGTTTTGTATGTTGGCTACCAAAGTCGTGTAATTCATTTATTCACCCCAATCTCCTTCACTCCAAGTACCCTCGCCCCATCCCGGATCGACGTATGCTTGTGCTGTTCCTATTGCTCCGGTTGAGCTTAGTCCAGTGATGCTCTCTTCAGTTTCGTTGCTGATTGTTCCAATGTTACCTGTTGCAGCCACGCCTGTTTCAGTTATTTCAGCCTCTGGAGTTTCTGAGCCTACATTTCCAGTTCCAGCAACACCTGTTACGTTTGGACCGATGAACACATCAATTGAAACAGTTCCAATATCGCCATAAGCAACAATTTCAGGTTGCCCGCCCCATATGTCTTCGCCCCAATCCTGCTCGCCCCAGCCAGTATTGTTAGATTCATTAATGATAGCGGTTGCTTCCTCAAGACCGACATTACCAGTTGCGCCAGTTCCTGAGATACCAGTTGCAATGATCTGGATGTTACCGTTACCTGATATTCCAAAGCCTTCAACTTGACCTGTTGTTGCTACCCCAGTCTCGGATATCTCTGATTCTGGTATTTCAATTCCTATCGCACCAGTTGCAGCAACCCCAGTCTCGGTTATTTCAGACTCTGGTGATACAGTTCCAGTTGCACCAGTCGCGGAAACCCCAGTCTCGGTGATTGTCACCCCTGCGCTAATGCTCTCAGTTCCGATTGCTCCAGTTGCAGCTACGCCTGTTTCAGTTATCTCTGACTCTGGGACTTCAGTTCCGATTGCACCAGTTCCGGCAACCCCAGTCTCGGTAATCTCACCTTCAAGAACTTCAGTTCCTGTTGCTCCTGTAGAAGAGACTCCAGTTACATATGCATCCAGAGATATGTAAAGCGATACTGTTCCAATTGCACCTGTCGATGCCACTCCTGTGACTACTGCGTCAGTTCCCGGAGTTTCAACACCTGTTGTTCCAACTGCGCCAACACCAGAGATTCCAGTTGCGATGATCATCACATTACCGTTTCCGGTAATTCCAAACCCTTCAACTGCTCCGGTTGCAGCCACCCCTGTAGTCACCACATCTTCGTTATCAGATATGGTTACAGTTCCAATCGCGCCAGTGGACGAAACCCCAGTTACATTGAAAACGTAGTCATATCTGACATTGCCAGCATAACCAACACTACCCAAAGAACCAATTCCAACTCCTGGTCTTTGTTGAATAGGGATGAACGGGTCAAATGTATAACCGATGTAAATCTCTACGTTCTCAGGATCTGTGTCAGGACGCGGTTTAAACAGCGCGGTTGCGTCGATAACATTTCGGGGTGGGGTTAGCTGGGGTTGCTTAGGATCGTACTCCTCTGGCTCTACTCGAAAGCCTTCCCAAGTAGTCTTGAGTTCTTTATATGGGACTTTAAAGCCAGATATGTCGCTTATAGCGACTGACTTTTTCCCTTTAGCTTTGCGAGCAGAAGCCATCTCAGTACAAGTTTAACCCTGTTGGTCTGATCCTCATGGTTACGCCATCATTATCAGTGTCGGCAGCGTACTCAAACGCTTTTTCGTACACTTGATTCAGTACGGCGAACCTTTCAGGCTGATATTTTAAGGCCAGCTTGCTTGCCAACCCTGCACAAATGCAATCTGACCATCTATAAGGTATATCTGCGTCCTGATTACTTGCGGTTACGTCTTCGAGCTGGTTAATCGACCAATAAATGAGGCTGTAACTGCTACTATCAGGCACTTGCCACAAATACATGACTGGTGTGTACTGTTTATTGAGCATATATTGCGTCGGAAGCCCAGAAGAGCTTTTATCTGGCAACTGGTTGTATTCCTCAATGCTGATCCGCTCAACAACAGTATCAGTCGTAGTCGCTCCGGTGGTTTGGCGCACAACTACGTCAATTAAATCGATTGTTCCTGCTGGTAATGTGTAAGTTGTCGTCCCATTAACCAAAGGCAATGTGTTATTTTGCACCGCCCAGTAATTTATGCCCCTGTTTGCCCATTCACTGAACAAAAGGTTAAGACTCCTGCGAGCTGCAAGAGCTTGGTATCCGGTCAATACCTGAGAATCCATACCACAGCGTTCAAACGCTTCGGCGATGATCTCTTCAATATCTGGTCGAAACGCAACTGTTCCTGAAGTAGCCATTATGTCACTCCATCATTTTTTATGTAAACAAACTCCATTGATGCGGAGACATTGAAGTCAACTGAGCCTGAAGAAGAAAATGCTCTCATTTCCAAGTCTGTTTTTTCTGTGAACCTTAATGGAAAAGTATAAAACTGTTCGTGTGCGCCATCTGTAAGAGTAAATCTTTCTTTTATTTGAAACACTTCCCCATATGGCCTAGCAACAAGACTAGCATTTAAAAGAGCTTTGGTGTTGGTAGATGTGCCTGTGGACAAAGACATCTTTGTAAGGAACGCTGTATATCCTGCGGGAACTGTCCAAAGAGCCATCAATGTTTGGTTGTCGCCATCACCATTTATGCTCAAGTAAATATTAGCTGGAACTCCAGCGGTCACTGTGCCTGTTCCTGCGTAAATTGTTCCAGCGTTTGCGCCACCACTACCTGCACTGCGAACAATGCCGCGATTTATACGCAAGTAAGACTTTGTCGTATTAACAGCCGTTTGTCCGTTTAATATGACAACTTCGTTTATTTCGTTGTAATCGGCGTCTAGACCAAAAACTTCTACTGTTCTCGCACCAGTTCCTGCGGCAGTGTCGTCAGTTGAACTGCTTGATACAGTCATTACTGTGGCTGATGCGGGATAAGCGTATAAACCACCTTGTTCCCAAATAGTTTCCTTAGTGGATCCAACAACAGCGTTGTAACCAAACTTAAAAACAGTTTTATGAAAAGGTATTTGACCGCGAGATATTTGGAGTTCAAATGGCTCCGTTGTCCCGACGCGACTTATGGAAGAAACTTGAGCCATTTGATTTTCTCCTTGTTAATACTCTTTAGCCACCCTCAGAACTACTTGATAAGCGTCTCCAGCAGCAGTTGAACCTGTCGTGGTGAATTTAATGTCACCAGTTGGGCTTGTGCCGTAAGAGGAACTTGAAGGAAGACCACCGAACTTCTCAAAATTGTGGTAACCCTGTTGGCTTTCAGCAAGGTGCATGATGATTACGTCAGTGGTGGCATCTGCCAACACCTCAACCGTCAAACCCTCAATAATCCACCAACACTCAAGTATTCTGACACCTGTGCATGTGTCCCCGTTAGAACTAGGTACTAACGAAGACACATCGATCTTAGTGACCGCACTTTCGTTACCCGTATCTACATACTGGTATTGAAAAGAAAACACAGCCTCACGAGGGTTATCGGCTATCGTTGTTGAATTAACGATATCAGCCATAATTCACCCTCCTATTATGCGAGGTTATTGTTTTGAATGTAAGTAACAGTCAGAGTAGCAACCCCTGCGTCTGCGGTAGTAGCACTTGAGTCAACATAAATCTCTACGTCTGTTGTTCCAACATCTTCCCAAGCATCTGCGTCAGGGATTGTAGCCTGAGATGCGAGCTTGATTGTGTTACCTGTTGAAACTGCAACACCTGTTGCCAACTCGTTTGAAGATGATGTTGTTCCGATGCTGAGAGTCGCAGAGTTGTCGAATGCAGTCGTTACAAAAACTGTTATCTCGAGAATCTGTGAGTTTGCTGGAATAATAATTCCTGTGCCAGCAGCAGTTGTGCTTTGAGTAATCGCAGCAGATTGCGCCATCACAACATAACCTACGTTAGCAACGTTAGTGCCAAGCGTAGTACCAGTGGTATCTTTAATGGTTCCAGCCTTAATTGGTCCGGAAAAAGTAGTAGTAGCCATAATGTTCTCCTGTCGTGGCTAATGTCTGCCGAAGCAGTCAGGATTCAAGAAAGGGGAGAGCAAGCCCTCCCCCATTCGCTTTTGGTTAAGCTCCTTCGGAACCAAACACACCGCGCCAGTCAGTAAACCCGAACGAATATCGCTCGCGTACTTTGTAGCGGACGTTGCCAGTTTCAAAATCGCCTTCCATGCCCTTCTTGAGCGGTGAACGCTGGAAGTGCTTCAGACCATCAGGCACATCGGTCATAACGAACCATGCATCTGAATCGGTCAGACGACGCATAACGTGATAGCCCTGTGGCAAGTAACCGCCAGCGCGAATCGCGTTGATGTCGTTGTCAGCTGTTCCAACTCTCAACTGTGACTCAAGCAAACGCTCTGCAACAAAGGTATAAGCAGTTGGGATAACCAACATCTTGCCCTGTGCTGCAATTCTCAGACCGCGATCATCTTTCATATCAGCGATGTTGATGAGAATTTGCTCAAGCGAAGTCTCAGAAAGGTCAGCAGCAGTCGAAAGTGTGTTCGACTGGTTGCCAGCTCTGGTTGGGTGAGCGGTGTTACACAAGGTAACTCCATCACCACCAGTTACACCTGAACCACTGAACGCATTGTTCAATACGTTTGCTGCTTTGATTTCCTTAGTGGAAGCCATTGAGCGAGCTAGTGCTTTGGTGTAACGAGCTGCTATCGAGCCATAAAGTCCATCTTCCTCGGCTTCTTCAGTGATACTGAATGCCAAAGCGATGGTCTCGTGCTGGTAGCGAGCTGTCCATTGCTGTGATGCTGAATCGTAAGAGATCGCAGCACCTTCTGCTTTTACCGGAGCATTTCCGAAGCCTTCCAACAATACGTCTTCTTCAAATGCTTTTTGAGAAGAACTTGTTGAGAAAACTGGAGACCACTCAGGTGGGTATTGGTCGTACTCTAAGCCAAAGAGGGTGTTGAGTCCTGGCTCGAGCATTTTCGCAAATTGCGCTCTATTCATTGCCATTTTTCAATCCTCCTTAAATACCAGCTGAATCTTTCCAGATATGCTCATTGATGAGCACTTCCATAACTGCATTCGCGCCAAACGCATTTTCTGGTGCATCATAAAGAGCCAGAATCTTTGTTTGTGCTGCGGTCGCTGCCATGGTACCGGAAATTTCCATACCTGATTGACCAGTATTGGTTGAACCAGACCCAACTACGATATCAGCACAGTTGCCGATATTGGTTTGGGCTGGAGAGCCAGCTGATTGAACTTTGAACACTGTGTACGGATCATCGTAAACATAAGCCACGATATCTGTAGCAGTAGTGCCGCTTGGCCAGTATTGACTATAAACATAAGAGCCATCACTTGCAGTGTATGAAACTCCTGCGAATACACCAACAATATTTGTTTCAGTTGCAGCTGCAACATTAAGAACACCGTCTGAAGTCAAAATGACCGCATCACCAGTGAAAATGTTTTCAGCTAAACCTGAAGTAATGGTGTATTTATTAGCACGAGGTGCATTACCGCTCATGTGGCGAACTGGGACGAACCCAAAGGCTGCATCTGCATTAGCCATTTTTCGCTACTCCTTTAAAGCAGTTAATCATCAGTCATGACGGTTAAATCCCGACCACGACTACTTGTTGATTTCCTATCTTGTTGAATAGGAATGCCCCCAGATCTTGCCATCGCATCAAGTTCTCCTGGAATCGACTCGTTCTGCTCGACGTTACGACCACGGTAGTAGTCTTTCATCGCGTTGTACTTGTCTTCCGGCATCTCGCAAAGCAACATACCTTCTATTCCTATTGAACCTGCCCACTGCCCATGATTGATAGTTGGGTATCTCTTATCTTTCACTGTGTCAGCAGGGCGAGGGTTCCAGCCAGCTCGCATACGTTTGTACACGTTGTCTGGATTATCCCTACCCTGAATCGAGGTAGCTATCCAGCGTTGAACCATCCCAGGTCTGGGTTCGGGTGCGTCCAACACTGATGGTGGTTTCCATGCTGTTTCTGGCCTAGCCTCTTCAGCACGTTTGCCTGATCGAGTTTCGTTTGCTCTTACATTTCTATTATCAGCCATGATTAGCTCCTGTTCTGTTTTCGTATTTCATCCGCATATAGCTTCAGACTTTTTTCATCACGAATACCAAGTTCCCTCGCCATCCTTAACTGATCCTGAGACATCCGAACTCGATTTCCTTTGTAAGCCGTCGAACCGCCAGCAGTTGGGGCGACTGGTGCTCTGCTTTTTTCCTTCGGTTTACTTGGTTCTTCAAATTCTTCCGATGAGTTTAACTCCGGAAACATTTTTCGTAAACGTCTATCTAATGTTTTATAATATTCATCAGATTCTTTATCAAAGCCTTCAATGTCCAATTGAACATCTATGGCTCTTGCCGCGTTGGTTTCTCGCTCAAAACCCTTGCTGTTAAACCAATTGTTACGCTCCCACCATTGCATCGCTAAACGTGGTGGTGGTGCTTTTGCAGCTTGTTGTGCCCGACCAACCGTTGGTGAAATTGCCTGACTTTGCTGCTGTTGCTTTTGCATCTCGGCGATACGCATTGCTGCACGCATATCTGCCAGTTGCTCTTGAAAACTGACCTGTGCTTCGGTGTCACCTTCCTCAACAGCCTTTGTTAAAGCCATGCGGGTCTGGTTGTAACGGGTCTGGAAGTCTTGCTCGGCTCGACTCGTGTTCCCTTTCTCCAGACGATCTAATCTTGCCTGAAGCTGAGACATTTGCTCTTGATATTGACGAGTTTGCAACTCGGCTTGTCGTCGCTGATCAACGAGCTTTTTAATCCTGTTTTGAACCTTTTTGCTGTAAACTTCCTCTTCATCGTCGTCGGAATCTTCTTCTTTGTCGACTTTTGGTTGTTTATCAGCTTTGAGTTTAGCTTTTTGCTCTTCTGGTTCGTCCTCGATCTCTATTTCCAGAGGCTCGTCGGAATCAACACCAGATTTCTGCTTGGTCCTGCCGATTTCTGCTTCTATTTCTGCTAAAATATCATCTTGTGACATGGTTGGCGTCCTCCATGGTTCGTCGCCTATTCGACATATGAAGTTATGCTCGCACCATCTGGCAGAATCGACGTCACTTCGTCGTCATTCAGTAGCAAGAGTTTAACCCCGTTAATTACGAGCTTCTGTCCGGCGTATTTGCCGTAGGTAACTCGGTTACCGACACTGGGCCATGAGCCTTTCCATGACTGACCAGAATCTCGGTCTCGATAAGCCAAATCTCCCATCGCCAGAATATGCCCATGGGCGGTCAAATATTCTTCATTCTCCTGACTGGTGTTTGAAAGAATAATGCCACCCTTGGTCGTTTTCTTGACTTCGTTTGGTTTGACTAGAACTTTCCATCCCATTGGTTTGGGATATTCAGTTGCTTCCAACTGCGTTTCTTCATGCTGATGAGACATGTGTTAATCATCCTCTTCGTCTAGTTGTTTTAAAGTTTCGTCGATCAGCTCACAGGCTTTTTCAAGCCCTTCTGCATAACCAACGTTTCGAGAATACGATTGAAAGTCGCTCATGCGACCTTCAACCATATCATTCGCTATCGCCGTCTTTTCGTTCTTCAGGTTGCTTTTGATTTTCTTCAGTAGGTCTGTCACTGTCATCTTTATTCAGCTTCGACTTTCCTTTCATCGAAACCCCTGTTACAAAAACATTTACGACGTTTTGTTCTTCCTCAGACATTAGCTTTTTTTGCCCATGGCTCGTTTCATGCCGTAGCTTTGCTTGCGTCTGGTTTTCATGCTGGCTTTCTTGGTGCTTTCTTTGCCATTCTTCATACCCATGGACTCGTCTTTCTTGTCCTTGTACTTTTGCTTTTTCATAAGACCTCCTTTAGAAATTAAAGATGAGACTGCACTTCTGTTAATCATGGCATCACCTGAACTGTTTCTTCATATGAACCAAGATTCTGTAGAGCTCCAACACCACCGACTCCGTAAATAACTTTCCATAACTCTCCGAGTGTTCCAACTTTTTCTGGTTCACCGAATTTTAAATTACCACTCTCGTCTCTCGTAAGTCTGCCTCTGTCGCTGTAAATAGGTGTGTTTGGGTCTAGAGTTTTCAAATCTGGAAAATTCTCCGGATCCATTTTATATATTTCTGTGAGGTAATTCGATCTACCTTGACCTTCCGCCTCGAGAGCTCTGCTGAAATGACGACCTTCATGACCTTTGATGAATATTGCACCTTGATCTGGGTCGTACCTCGCAACCATCATTGGTATTTGTTTCCATCCGGTGTAAACATCTTTTGTTGTTCTGTTAAATCGATAATCTTCTGGAAGTCGTTCTTTATAAGCTCGACGATAATAGTCTACTTTAGCTTTGTCGCTTGAAACTTCAAACGGGTCTGTCCCTAGAACATTAATCTCGTAGTCTGGATTGTCTGAATAAAGAGGTGGATTTAATTTGCGGTGAGTCTCCGGAGTGGACAAAACCCATTGCATGTCTTGAATGTTCTGGTATGGATGATCTTCTGGTTTTTGAGCTCTTCTTGCTGAGCTCATGATTGTGTCTGGATCAAACGTTCTGAAACTGCGGTCAGACTCCCAAACAGGTTCTTTGAGCAATGCATTTATCTGAGCCCCAATCTCTCTCGACTCTTCATCCAAAGTTTCTTTATCAGGTCTGTTTCCCATAGGAGACGTATCAATACGTTCGTCTGGTCTCGCAGCTGCTTGCTTTTTCTTAAAGTTTCTGTTAGACATCGTCAGCAGATCAGAGATTTTATCTACGACTGCCTTTGCTAATTTTGCGCCACCTGCCATATGATTATCCCTCTTTAATGACCGGAGTTATTTAATTTTATCATTGAGGCTACTTAAAAATTTCTTCACAGGTCTGGCAATCGTTTTGGTTAATGGATAAGCCTCTAGACCTGTTAAAATAGCACCAGCACCTGCAACTGCATAATCAACAGGTGTTTCTGCTGATTTCAACTCGCGCTTCACCTCTTCAGCTCCGAAGCCCAAACCCACAGGAGTAAAATCAAGCACCCCAAGAGAATCAACATAACTGGTGGCAGGATTGGGTGATCCGGTAAACCCCTCAGCCATGTCTCTAGCTGTTTGTGGCGTCGAAGCCAGACCAAGGCTTTGTAAATAATCACTGATAACATCTCTTGTTTTCATCCTGTAAGTCGGGTCGAAACTTTTCATTTCCCCGTAACTATCTATGGATGGAACTTTTGCCCTCTCAGCCATTTAAAATTCTTTCGTGTACCTAGCCATTATTGAATAATCGTCTGTGTTAGGGTTGTATGTCGCGTTGGCTCCCAATCCGCTTGGCAAATTCATATAAGCATCGTATTCCTCGACAGATCCCCCTGGACCGTACTTAGCGGTGTGGTACGGACTGCTTTCCTTGCCTCGGTAATAATTACCTGACACCCCACCACCAAAGCTGGTTCCGCTTGGCAAAATAACATTGCCACCAATCCTGCCACCACCTTCATTTTCTACAAATCTGGTGTTTCCTTCTTCACCACCCATGCTCGTGGTTCGACCACCACTAATGCTGATGTCTGGGATAAAAGAAAAAGCACCCAAGTCGATTGGGCGAACTTCTGGCATCTCGCGCATAGCACGCTCGTCAATCATATCTCTGCCTTCACGAGCTGCAGCAACTTTATCACTCAACGACATTAAAAACTCGCGCATCTCCATCAGACCTGGCCTCCTGACAGCTCGCGCACTAGAATTTCCAGAGTTTCCTTAAAACCTTTGTCGAGTTCTTTTGCAGCTTTGGCAAATTTCTTCGGACTCACTTCTTCGGTTGTGATGCCTCGACGTTCGAGGAAACTTTTCGCTGCACGGATCTCAGCTGCAGCAACTTTTTTAATAGCGGTCTTTTCTGCCATATCACCAAGCCTTACATGACCAGTACCGAGCTTTTGTCTTTGGTCCTGGATTATCGCAATTGTGACGAGATCGGAAATTAGATCTGCGTCCTGGTTGATTCTTTTTAATCGTCATGTTTGGGTCGCCGAAAGTTACCCGCTTCACTCGGTCGCCATCCTGAACATAAACGACAGACTTCTTTTTCCCGTAACTGGTTTCGCCTTTTCCAATCCTGCGTGGCTTGTTCAAGGTAACTTTTTTTCCTTTGTACGTCGCCATTAAGATTTCCTCGCTTTTGTTTTGGCACGGTCTGAAAGATCTCCAATGTGATACAGATACTTGCTGTTGGGAGTGTGACGAGCACCAGACATTATTTTGCCTTTTGCGTCTTTATGAGTAGCACCTTTATACTCAGTGCCGTCTTTAAAAAAATGTTTCACACCTTTAGCCATTTTTCTTTTTACCTTTTAACAAATCTGCATCAGCTTTACGTGCACCACCTTTGCCAGTAGCAAAAGACCTCACCCGACCAATCGCCCAAGACGTTGGAGTTTGTCCTGGTTTTGAACCTGAAGAATAATAAGCTCCCATGCCACGCTTTGCCACTTTGCGGAGTTTGTCTTTGGAGATACCAGACGACTTGCTGTATTTATCAATAGCAGCATTCAGAGAGCTTCCACCTTTAGGAGAGCTTTTTGCTTCTTTTTTCGCTGGCTTTTTTGTAGCTTTTTGTGACATTGGCTGACCTTTTTTTGGCTATGCGTTCCATTTCTGATTTAGTAAGAGTTCCTTCTCGGTACTTTTTTGCAGTGCTTTTAATCTCTGCCTCTTGAGCCTTTGGGTTTTTTGCCCCACGAACATAACTTACATTAACACCGCCTTTGGTTTTTGGCTGAGGTTTGAATTTACGACTTGCCACGTTTCTTCACCTTTTTATTACCTGTGTATCCGGAAGCGTAAATGGCACGAGCTTGGCGTTCAGCTTGCTCTTTGGTTGGGTAAACTTTACCGCTTTTACCCCATCTGTAACCACCTTCGACTTTCCGGACTGGCATTGGTTAATAGCCTTCGATCTTTGGACCACCAGCACCGAGTATGTCGTCCATCACATTCTGAATGTCGCCAGCTCCGAGCTTGATGACTTTAACTTTCATTTCACCTTCTTCCGGCATCATCTCTTCCATCATTTCATGCTCTGGACCTTCTTCTTCCTCGTAGCCTTCATCTTCTTCCATTTCTTCTGGGGCTACCATCTCTTTGTGACAAAGCAACATGAAGTTGACAACTTGCTCATCGGTCAGATCGAGACCTTCTGAATCAGCTGGGAAACCCATCTGCATCTCGAACATCTCTCTTTGCTCTTCAATATTCGCTACATTGACTTCAGCCATTTTGCTCTCCTGATTATCTTCTCTGGTTATAACGATCCATTGCTGAACCGCCTTTGGGTGCTGACATAATATTAAATGCCTCATCGAAAAGCATCTTCATGCCCTCTGGCGGTATTTTACCGCTTTGCATCTGACCAACAATGTCTTCAACAGCCAAACCAGTGCTGTCCGCCATGTACTGAATAACCTGATCAGCAACAGGCAAACGCATTAAATTTTCATATGTGTAAGGGTTAATCCCCTCACTCGGTGTTGCTTGGTTAAACGATTGCATTTCTCGGTCTGAAACTTGACCAAGTCCTGATAAAGCACCTGTGTCTGCATATCCTGGCATCTCTGCTCTCCTTAAATTGTACGAGCAGATTGCTCGGGTTGTGGTTCGGGTTGTTGTGGTTTCACATTACGCATACCACCCAAAAATCCTTCCAGCGCACCAACGTTACCTCTCCCGAGTCTTTGCTTCAGCTCCATCACTTTATTAATAAGGTATTCTTGCATACTCTCTTGCGAGCTCGGATTAAGGCTTTGGCCAGCTTGCGGTTGTGGTCCAGGAGCTCGTTGGTCTGTTTGACCACTGAAAGCGGCAGGGTTAACAGGCTGCATAGCTCCTTGTTGAATTTGAAATCTTTGCGCGAGCTCATCGATTGATGCCACGTTGTGCCTCCATTTGCATTTTCATCATGTTCTTTTCTCGTTCCAATTGAAGCTCGGCTTGTAGTTTGGCGATCTTCGCTTCAAGGTCAGCTTGTGTTTTGGCTTTTTGAATCTCCAAAGATTGCTGTGCTTTTGCTTGATCGATCTGGATATCAGACTGTGCCCGAGCTTGGTCGGCTTGAATCTGTGCTTGGGTGCGAGCCTGAAGTGCTTGAGCCTCGAGCTGTGCCAGCTGTTGAGCGTACTGCAACTCGCCACCTTGTCCTTGTTGTTGTCCTTGCTGAAGTGAACGTATGGCTTGCATCTGTGGTGCTTGCTGAACGACTTGTGCGGCACGCTGACTGATCAACATGTCCATCCTCGGATCAACATCCTCGAACTCGAACCTTTTATCTCCCAAATCTGGCAGAGCTGGCAACGGAACTCCGATGCTTGCCTCCATTCTGGTTCGGTAAAGCAACGCCACGTGTTCCGCAATGTGAGCAATCAGCACTGGTTGCAATGCTTTCGCTCCAGGATTGCCTGCCAACGATGGGTCTTGCATAAACTGCATATGAACCGCAATGTGTGCGTCGTGATCTTGTTCTGGGAATGCTCGGATCGGTTTGCCGTAAAGCACCGACATGTTCTCGTCGATTGGGTCGAGCCTTGGAGCCTCTTCTGGCTTTTTCAAAATCTCGTCAATGTTCGGGATGCGGATCGCCTCGTACATTCGCTTGTAGGCTTCGTACATATCGTGAAGCTGTGGAGCGGTTTGTGCCATTTGAAGAATGGCTTGTGCTTGAGCGATGCGTTGTGCGGTGCTGAAGATATTTGGGTCGCTTACTGGGATCACGTCAACACGATCATTAAAATCAGCTGCAAAAATTACTTCGGTCTGGCCAGAAACTGCGAATCTGAACTCCTCTGGTAGATAGAGAGAGTTGAGTTTTGCGAGCATCTTGAACTCTTGACCCTGCGAGTAGTGCAACCGCTTATGAATCGCTGAGAACGACTTTGAACCTTGCTCAATCAGCGCAACCGTAGAACCAACTGGTGCGTTCGGGTTCACATCCCCAACGTTCAAGTCTGCAGTGCTTGCAAACCTCCGACCAGCGTCAACAATAAAGCCAAGCAACTGGAACAAGGTGCTCGATGGCTCTTTGAACGGTAACGGCATGATAGCCTTGTTCACATCGTCAACAGTCGAGTCTAAATCTATAAACTCTCCTGGATTAACGTCAATCTCGCCACCACTCACTCGACCCTTCAGTTTAAAGCCACCTTGCATGTTTGCAAACGCAGCAGAGTCCAAAAGTGCGCGCAATGCGCCGGTTGCAGCTTTGCCCAATCCACCAATAATGTGATAAAGTCCAAAACCATAGAATCCAACTCCTGGCAAGAACTTATAGCTCACGAACCAATCTCTGCGCTTTTTGTTTTCGTCGCCTTCGTACCAGTTGCGTCGAACTGAAACGATTTTCTGCGAGTCATAGTCAATCGTTACCACATAAGGGAACGCCACCATATTAGTATTGGTGTCGTTTTCATCTTCTTTGGATATCCCATCGATGCCATCAAAAGTATCGTAAACGTGCATCTCCAAAAGGTTCATGACCTCGTCTTGCTGGTCATCAGCGTATGGATTTACACCCTCGATGTCATCAGTCGTGCTACCAGATGGGTCAATACCGTCACCAGAATACTCAACTGGCAAGTACCAACCAGCCTGAACGTACTTATTAAAGTCGTTGCGCGGAAGCCTGATCAACTGGGTGTATCTGGGCGATGTGTAAAGGTCTTTGCTTTCCGGAGCAACAACAAAGTCTTCAGCGTTCACGAACTGTGAGCACTGACGATCCAAGTTCGCATCCCACCAAACCTTTTTAAATGTCTGTCCGACAAGCGGTAACTGAAACAACATTTGATCCAGATCTGGGAAGTATTCCGGCATTTGCTCGGTGATCTGGTAATTCATGAATTCTCTGACACGTCGTGCTTGGTCTTCAGTCTCTTCGTCAGGATTTCCTACGATGATTGTTTTGACTGGACCACCAGATGGGTAAAGCTCGGCTATGGCTCGAGCATTGAACTGGGTCGCAGCTTCAGCGATCAGCGGATGAACGACTGTGCTCAATCCTCGGCTGGCTCGCTCTTCCTCAGACTCCATTAAACCACCGTCTGGGTCCAGCGTTTTCAACCCTTCCTTATAACGCATCTCCCATTCAGCTCGGGCTGATTTATCGGACTCGAAATAATGAATAAGGTCTGAAGCCTTCCGACCAAGTGTCCTTTCATCAATCACCTCTGCCAAGTTCGCATCGAACGCAACCTCTGGCTCTTGGTCCATTAAATCTAGTGTTGGGTCTCCGATTAAAACATCCTCACCGAACGCTTCAACCTGTAAATCATCTGCGGGAGATCCCTCGGCAAACGGGATCACGTTATCTTCTAGCGGATCAGCCATACATTGTTACCCTCTGTTTGGGCAGTTCAGAATCGTCATCGTCGTAGTCTTGCGAGTGAGTCACAAACCATCCTTTTCGTAATCTCAACCAAGCCTGTGTACAAGTGTCAACTATATCGTCATTTTCCGTGGCTGGAAAGGCTGCACAGATGTCAATTAAGTTTTTAGCCCATTTTTTGTCTGATGGAAAGTAAATTCTTCCGTCTTCGAGCAATGCAGAACTTGCATGTGCGCGTGCTTCTTTATCGCGGTCTGGCATGTATTCAATCACTGGAACTCCTGCAACCCGTAAATCTTGAATCAAACTCTGGCCAGATGCCTTCTTTTCAATAAGCACTGCGTCTGGTTCGTAGGAATTATACGCTTCTTGAGCTATTCTCCTCAACTCCGGATATGTCACGCGGTCATACCACATATCTAAAACAATCGCATTGGTCTGTCCTCGGCTTTTGAAAACTCCCCAAGTGGTTCTGGCAGAATACGAGGTTTTCTCTTTTGTGCTGAAAGCCGTATCCCAAGATTGGATAACGTACTCAATATCTGGCAGATCTGGTTTATCCCAAGGAACCCACCACTCAGCTCTCAGAATTCCACCACCTTTCGGCATTGGTCTTTGCTGTAACTGGCCAGCAGACGCATAACTGCCCAAAGACCGCTCAAGATTCCGAAGCGTTGGTTCGTCGATGCGGTCTGGCCACAACAGTTCGCCTTCCTCAGTCCTCGGGTCAGTGAAACCGAGTGAAGAAAAAGTCGGTGTCGGATGTCCGATCTCGTACCTTGCCGGCAGACAAAGGTGATCCCACTCTTGCCCAAGTTCATTCGCCAGAATGTGTCCGGTCAGGTCTTTTTCGTGCACTCGCTGCATAATAATAATGAATGCACCTGTTTTCGGGTCATTGAGTCGGGATTGCATCGCCTGATCCCACCATTCGAGAACACCTTCCCTGACTGCGGAACTTTCAGCTTCCCGAACGTTGTGCGGGTCATCAATCACAATAATATCACCACCTTCACCCGTCAACGCACCATCCACCGAAGTCGCTATGCGGTATCCGGTTTGGCTGTTCTCAAAACGTTGTTTCTGGTTTTGGTCTCCGGTCAAGTGGAAAGTTTGCCCGAAGTGTTGTTGATACCAAGGCGAATCAATCAACCGCCTACACTTAACTGAATCCCTGATGGAAAGCGAAGATGCGTACGAAGCAAACAAAAAACGCTTTTGTGGCTGGATGGTCCAAGTCCAAGCCGGTAAAGCCACAGCCACAGAAATAGACTTCATGTGACGAGGCGGTATGTTAATGATCAACCGCCGGATTTTACCTTCAACGACCGCTTGCAGATGTTCGCTGATTGCGTCTATGTGCCAGTTGTCGTGAAAATCACGTCCTGGCTCAATCGTCTGCCAAGACCTCTTGGTAAACTCCTTCAGTGATCTCCTCATCTTCTCCGCTCTCACTTCCGTCAATGACAGCGTGCTCAAGAACTCGTTCAATTGTTGTGAGGTCATTATCTGTTAGTCTGTTTATGTCCAAAACTCGTGTTTGTTCAACTTGTGCTTTTACTTCCACTGCTTTTAAATCGGGAACGCATTTACCGAGCAAAGTCTTTGCCGCCAGAACTCTGAGTTCGGGATCGGCTGCAATTTTGCCAGATTGTGTTGCGTTGCCTTGTGAGTCTTTTGTGTAAACTGGGAATATCTCTTTGCCCTGCATCACAAGCGACAAAAACCCGACAGGGTCTGCTTGACCCATGATCCAATTGATTGTTGCGTGGTGATTCCACTTGTACCGGCTTTTGCGTGCAGGCTTTTGGTACTTCATCGGCTCAACTGATTTAAATTTGCCGTCCCAAGTCTCTGGCTGAACGGGAGGACCATCTTTAACTGGTCTTTGGACAATTATTTCCTCTCCTCTTTCTTTTGGAGGACGTCCAACACGTTTTTTATTCTCTGATTTACCATTTTCCATGGTCAAAACCTTTATTTCTGTGGTCAACAGTTCAACTAACTGTCAACAAGTATCGCTGATTTTACGGCAAAAGAAAAGGGCTACCAGTTTCAGTAGCCCAAAGACTTACCTTAGGGGAGGAGAGAATGTGAAATTCTCACCCCGAATTATGCTCCCCTTTTTTAAAAAATTAAAGCCCCAAGCACCAAACCAATCATACACCAGATAAACAACTCCACAACGCGCTCGTCTTTCTGCTCAACGAAGTCTGATCTGATTAGGCTCTTGCCGTAAATATCCCGAGCAGTTCTGTTATAACGTAATGTCCAATTGCTTTTATCACCCATGTTCAACTCCTCAAATGTTGTTCAATTTTCTTTTCAATGTGACCCAAAACCGCCAGATTATGTTCGAACTCTTGTTGTCGGTCGTATTTTTCTTCCACCACCGGAAAGTAAAGCTGAACCGCATCCAGCAAATACCGCAGTTCTTCTCTGTTAAATTTTAAGGTGAAGAACTCCTCTCGGGAGTTCTCCAAAATCATTCTGCTTTTAACAAGTCCCACACACTTCTCCTCAAAAGTTGTAATCGTAGAATTTAATTGGCTCATCGGCTAGGTAGTGCCGACCATGCTTGCTTCTCCAGAACCCGTGCTTGTAGCCCTTTGGTTTATTGAACCGAGCGCGGATGATTGGTTTTGTTTCGTCCGACGTAATCAACCACTTTTGCTGATCCTGATTTGGGGTGTGTCCAAAAAATCCTCCTGGGATAAACTCCCTGCCCCAATTTGTTTCGACTGCTTTCATCTGACGAATCTCAATTGTTTTCTCTGAGATCACTCGGACAACTTCGTAAGGCTCAATGTCGCTGTAGAGGTGTTGGTTGCAAAACTTTTTCATAACTTGTTTCCTTTCTCAAAAATGAGGGGGATAAGCCCCCCTCGTGTAAATTATAAATCAATTTCCTCAACGCTTTTGGTCTCAACAATTTCTTTACCAAAATTCAAATCTTCTAAGTCAACGCGCTTAAACCCAACTGGCTCAACTCGGAACCAACCTTGTGAAGTGTGCAACACATCACCAACCGAAGTCGAAGCACAACCCTTGCCAGTGAAACATTTTTGAACAGCACCGTTGTTCCACCAGTAATCATCAACCGTTTGCGTCATTGCATAAGCATCGCTGAGTGCAAGAGTGTTATTGTCGGTTGGAGCATCCACAACAGCCACCATGCGGAGTTCGTTGTTGTTGTTCCAGTCTTGTTGCCAAACACAAACCAATGTAGACATTTTATTTCCTTTCTCAGTTGGCGGGATTTATTTCCCGATGAAGTAATTATCTCTCTTTTCGGGGAACAGAGCAACATTTTTATCACTTTTGTTTCTGTTTTAAAACAAAGACTTACAAAAAATATTAAAAAAAGTTCCCAGACTCTGGGTTACGTTTCCGCTAATAATGTTTTTCGGTTTCGTCCGTAACCTTTTGTTTTTGCTCAATAAAACAGCAGACCGAAACCAGAAACCACAGATTCTCTGAAATTTCACACACACAACAACACACAAAATCCTCCTTTATAATAAGCCGACCAATTTCCAAGGACGGGGTCCAAAACAACTCGATCCAAAAGTCTGGGTTCGGCGGTTTCGTTGTTGAAAAATAAGGAAACAACCGGAAACGCAAAATTTTTCTTTTCTTCAGCACCGAAAACAACGATAATTAATCTTCAACGATGAGAAAGGACAGAAAGTGCCAAAAGTTTACGTAGTCAACCGCCCAACTCGTAACAAGTTCGGGTGGACTCCAGATTTAAGTGATGCTGCGCGTTACGGTACACTCGAGATCGTTTTCGAGGAAAACGACCGTCCGCAGTTCTTGCCGGTGCCGAGCATACAAAAAGCTCGTCGCATCATGAAAGACTTCTCGGCAGAAGATTATATTCTTTGGCCAGGAGGTGGTGACCCGATTGCGGTGATGATTGTTACGATGATCGCACGTGAAAAGGCCAACACAGTACGAGTGCTCCGTTGGGAGCGCAATCTCGAAGAAGGCGAACGCGACAGGCGGAAAGGTTGGTACATGCCCGTTGCGCTCGAGTTTAGAAAGGAAGACTAAACGTATGTCAACCGACATTGATCTGCTCATGGACGTGGCACCAGCGTCCACAGAACTTGGTGCAGTCGCAGACATGGCTCAACGCATGGTCAATCTCGAAGCTGAGATTGAACGCATGGAAGAGCTGTTGAAGCAAAAGAAGCAGGATCTCAAAGTGTTGGCGGAGAACGATCTACCAGATCTGATGCAAGAGCTCAACATCCGTAGCTTTGAACTGAACGATGGTTCGAAGATCGACGTGAAGGATGTGATCCAAGCAAGCATTCCCTCGCAAGGTGCAATCGACCGCGCCAAAGAGGAATCTGTGCGGGCAGAGTTGTTGTTACTCCAACAGCAGTGCTTTGATTGGTTACGCGCCAATGGTGGCGGGGATCTGATCAAGAGCGCAGTTGAGGTTCAATTTGGACGTGATGAGGACGAGGCAGCAAACGCATTCACTGCAGCTTTGCGTGACCAACATCTAAATTACAAACGGGCAACCAGCGTCCACCCCCAGACACTTAACAGTTTTATGAAAGAGCGTTTGACGGAGGGTCGTGATGTGCCCATGGAGTTGTTCAGAGTTTACACTGGTCGTCGTGCCAACATTAGGAGATAATCATTATGGCAAAAGCAGAAGTAGCAAAAAAGCAAAACACCGATGTGGTCGCATTTGACTCATCAATACTTTTAGAAGACGCAGGAGCAGGGCTGGAAAACGTCACACGTGACGATATAATGATTCCACGCCTGAGTATTCTGCAAGCGTTAAGTCCACAAGTTAACAAACGCGACGGAGCATACATCGAAGGCGCAGAGCAAGGCTCGATCTACGACAACGTTGCGCAAGCTGTGTACGACGGAGCAAAAGGTCTCACAGTGATTCCGGTCCACTTCCGCAAAGCACATCTTGAGTGGAAAGCGGACAGAGGTGGATTTGTCGCGGATCATGGACCAGACAGTTCTTGTCTCACAACACTGACCAGAGGTTCACGTGGGGAGTATTTAACTCCCGACGGAAACGAAGTTGTTCCCACCTCTGAGTTCATTGTGCTTGTGGTGAACGAGGATGGTTCTTACATTCCTGCTTCAATCAGCATGTCCAAGAGCCAAAGCAAAAAAGCTCGACAGTGGAACGCAATGATGCAACGTCTCACAATCAATGTGAACGGTCAAAGCATACCTGCCGCTTCATTTTGGACCGCGTACCAACTCACGACTGTGCCCGAGGAAAACGATCAGGGTTCATGGTTTGGTTGGTCCATTAAAATGTTGTACGATGCACAAAGCGGTGGCATCATCGAGCAACTCCCAAATGGCAAAGATTTGTATCTTGCCGCAAGATCATTCCGACAATCCGCAACATCAGGCGAAGTCAAAGTAGCACAAGAAGTCGACGAAACCGACGTAATGTAAAACTGACGAGAGGGGCTGAGCCCCCTCTCTTTTTCAGAAAGGAATGATCCTGATGGAAGCACCGTTAATTAAACGCTTCATGAAATTGTTTCGTGGCTACTCGCAAGCCCACGGGGAATACCGCGTTTCCAAGCGCGAAGCCGACGGCAAAATGTCGGGCAGAGCCGTAACCGTTTCCGAACCGGCAACTCTGCAACACTACGAATCTCATTTAAAAGGTGGCGAGTTCATACTCGGTGTGATCATGTTGCGTGATGATAACTCGTGCAACTTTGGTGTGATCGACATCGATATCCGTGGCGAAGTTAAGCTGAACGAATCTTTGGAACAGTTGGAGAAAAAAATTAGAGACACCCCACTTGTGCTTTGTAGATCGAAGAGTGGTGGTGCACACTTGTACTTATTTTGTGAACCGGCTATTGCTGCAATCGACATGGTGGCCAAACTTAACGAGTTTGCCGCAACGTTGGGTTATGGTGGTGCGGAAATATTCCCCAAGCAAATCAGCCGAGCCAACGACCGAGACCGAGGCAACTGGATTAACTTGTGTTATTGGGATGGAGACAACACTGAGCGTTTCGCAATTCACAAAGGCAAAAAACTTTCATTGGAAAGTTTTGTAGAGTTTGCAGAAAAGAAAACAACCACATGGGAAAAGCTACAAACGTTCGAACCAGACTTAACATCTCACTTCGACGATGGTCCGCCATGCCTTCAACATATCATGACGATGGGCTTCCCAGAAGGTGGTCGCAACATCTCGTTGTTTAACGTTGGGGTGTACTTCCGGAAAAAGAACCCTGACGACTGGCAAGAGGACTTGATGCGGTTTAATTATGAAAGCATGCCAGCACCCCTGCCATCTGGTGAGGTCAATGGGTTAATAAAATCCGTGAGCAAAAAAGATTACGCATACACCTGTAAGCAAGCACCAATCTGTAACTATTGTGAGAAGTCCAAGTGCATGAAGCGTGAGTTCGGGATTGGTGGTGTTGGTGGTGGGTTGGCGATTGAGATCGACGCAATCACAAAGTACGAAACCGAGAACCGCAGTTCTGTGCGCTGGTACTTAGAGATACAAGGCGAGCGCATCGAGGTCACAACCCAACAACTCCTCGACCAAAGCCAGTTGCAAAAAATATGCGTTGAGAAACTGAACAAGTGCCCAGCAAAAATGCCTGCACAACGTTGGGAGCAACGCATTAACGAATTGCTTAACACTGTTGAAGTCATACAAGACCCAGACGACGCATCGCCACAAGGTCAGTTTGAGAAAATGTTGGACTCGTTCTTAACTGGAAAAGTTCAAGCAAGACATCGCGACGAAATTATGAACGCCAAGCCATGGCATGACCCAGACGAGGGCAAAGTCTACTTCCGCTCCGAGGACTTATTTATATATCTCGAAGGAAGACGTTTCAGATACCCCTCTCAGCATCAGGTGTGGAGTTGGTTGCGCTCATCTGGTGGAGACCGGAAGACTTTTCGAATTAAGTCCAAACCAGTTAAAGTATGGTCGGTTCCAGCACCAGAGTTCTACGACGACGAGGATGATTTAGAAATACCAACTGCCGTACAGGAGCAGTTCTGATGATGGACCCAAGAGACCGATCCAAGATCGAAAAAATGATTTGGGAGATTAACACCATGAGAACTTACCACGAACTATGGACTAGTTTATCACCAAGGCAAGTTTCCGAGATAGTCGGACACATGAAATCTGTCGCACAATATCTCGACGAAGATTTTGTAAAACTCTGGCCAATGGAAAAAGATGTTAAAGAGTCAATGATGAAGTTTCTTTCTTTCATGCGTTGGATTAAAAATAATTCTTATCACGCTGACAAAGAATGAGACACGTTCAAGTAATACTTGGTCCGCCAGGAACTGGCAAGACAACTACGCTCCTACGCATTGTTGAAGATGCATTAACACGTGGTGTTCCGCCAGAGCGCATTGCTTACTTGGCGTTCACCCGCAAAGCTGCATACGAGGCACAAGAGCGAGCAATGTTACAGTTCGGATTCGACGAGGCACGCTTCCCGTTTTTCAGAACGTTGCACTCGTTGGCATTCAGAGAGCTGGGGTTACAGCGCGACGAGGTCATGACTGATAACCATTACCGCAAACTTGGCAAAGCACTCGGGGTTGAGTTCAGAGGCATCTACGATGAAGACTTGGGGATTCACACTGGTGATGGGCTGGGAGATAAATGTTCACGCATCGAGAGTTTGGCGCGTGTTGGGTTACGTTCTGTTGAGGATCAATACCATATAACCTCTGTGAACGATTTAACACTTCATGCAGCTCGACAATACGACAGATCTTTGCGTGCATATAAAAAAGAGTTAGGTCTGTTCGATTTCACCGACATGCTCGAATCCTACAACACCGAACTCGACATCGACATTTGCATCATTGACGAAGCACAAGACCTGAGCTCACTACAATACAAAATGGCAATCAAAGCCGCATCCTGTGCCAAGGAAGTTTACATTGCCGGCGACGATGACCAAGCAATTTTTGGTTGGGCTGGTGCAGATGTTAACAAGTTTTTAAATTTATCTGGAGACCGTAAGATACTCCCGCAAAGTTACCGCATCCCGCGTTCGGTTCACAAACTCGCACTCAACATTGTCAGTAGGATTAAAAATCGTTATGTGAAACCATGGTCACCACGCACAGATGCTGGCTCAGTCGAGTACATCGCAGATGAGCAACAAATCGATTTCGCAAAAGATGGCACATGGCTTTGCATGAGCCGGAGCAAGTACCTACTGAATCGCTTCAGACTGTCTGCTCGACAGCAAGGCTACGCATATTTATACAACGGACAAAACTCTTTGGAGACTGAAGAGACTCGCGCCATATTGAGTTGGGAACGGTTACGCAGTGGTGGAAAGATCACACTGTTCGAATATAAAAACATGATTCAGTTTCTGATTGAAAAACCGAGGCTGAAAAAACAAGACACATACGTTTTTAAAGATTTTGGTTTTCCGGATGCAGCTCGGGAGTTTGATTGGATGCGGATGTTGCGCGGGATTGCCCCAGACGAGCGTGAGTATCTACGGTCATGTTTACGCAATGGGGAGAAGTTTTTCGAGAAACCAAGGATCACAATATCCACCATTCATCAATCAAAAGGTGGCGAGGCAGACAACGTTGCGTTAATCACCGACATGGGCAAGCTGAGTTGGGAGAACTCTCACAAGGATGAGGAGAACCGAGTTTGGTATGTGGCAGTGACCAGAACTCGTCAAAATCTGATGTTAATCAGACCAAGAGGTCTGAGGCACTATGAAATTTAATGATAACTCTTTGTTTTTAAATGAAAATAAAATTGATTAAAATTGTTTTCTTTTTGACAGAATTAAGAGATAATTATTAAACTGACAGAATTAACTGTCTTTTTTGAGAAAGGAACTTAACATGCGTAAAGCAGCCGAGATTTATTTAGAAGCGCACAATGCAGGAATCATCGCCGGACAACGTCATACGCCACAACCGATGATTGTGACTTGGACCGACAGCAACAACCAACCACAGCGTGAAGTTGTTAGTGATGGGTTGTGTGGATTTGCTTGGATTAAAATCCACCCAGCACGCGGTAAGTTTGTGAAGTTTCTGAAAGACAACAACATTGGGCGCAAGTCTCAGTTTGAGACTGGGTACACAATTTGGGTTAATGAATTTAATCAAAGCCATGAACGCAAACGCGCCTACGCACAAGCATTCTCCGAGGTGCTCAGAAAGAACAACATTGACGCTTACCCACAGTCAAGATTAGACTAACATGAGCGCAAAACAAAACTGCCAGAAGCTAGCTGACTCCATGCAAATAAGCGTGGAGCAGTTGCCTCGTGGCTACGTACACATCAGTGCTGATCTTAAAGTTTTCAAAAAGAAATACAAAAGAGATTGGCACGAGTTTCACAAAACAGGCAATATCCAATTTAGTTGGGAATCAGCTCATGAGGAATTGCTCGACATTAAACAAAGACTGAAAGGTAAAACTATGGAAGTCGTAGAAGTTAAAGTTAAACAAGTCAAAAGCGGAAGCACACGTGGACGCAAATCTGGTTACGCAGGGAAAAACCTCGTAGCCAAAACTCAAGACAACAATCGTCGCAAAGACACGCACGGTTACACATCTTTGCAAATAATTATCGACAACTCCCCAATCAGCTACGAGATGTTTGTCTCGAAAGGTGGAAGGTTGCAAGACTTGGCTTGGGATATTAAAAAAGGGAATGTCGAGGTTAATTGATGTTTATTTATGGAGCAGGATTGGCAGGTCTGTTGGCGGCACACGCTTTGCGTAGGTTTGATCCTACCATTTGTGAGTCGCAAGGTTCTCTGCCAAACAACCATGGAGCTCTGTTGCGGTTCCGAACTGACAAAGTCGGCACAGCCTGTAACATACCGTTCAGGAAAGTTCGCGTTCACAAAGCAATCAAGTACGATGGCAAACTCGTGACAACGCCGAATCTTTTCTTGAGCAATTTGTATTCACAAAAAGTCACAGGTGCGATACTGAGCCGTTCGATCAGCAATTTGGATCCGGTTGACCGTTACATTGCTCCTTGGGAACTCATAAGCGCAATGTCTAAAAACTGCAACATATTGTACAATGATCCAATGACGATGCAGTCGATAGAGGATGCAAAAAAGTACAACACCCCAATCATCTCCACAATACCGATGCCGATACTGATGAAGATTGTTGGTTGGCCAGATGTGCCAGAGTTCCCTAAGCAAAAAATCTACACACAGACTGCACGCATTATAGACATGGAGTGCGCGGTTCACCAAACCGTTTACTACCCTGACCCAATCACAGATCACTACCGAGTTTCAGTCGTGGGTGATACGGTGATATCTGAATTCATCCGCAAGCCTAACATGAACGCTGGACAGCACACAATGATCACGCTGATGGATGATTTCGGTATAAAGCCAACCAAGCTCGTCGATATAAAAGAATCTTCTCAGGAGTTCGGGAAGATCCGACCAATCGACGAACGGTTACGCAAGCAGTTTATTTTTGAAATGACCACCAAACACAACATTTACTCCGTTGGGCGGTTTGCCACTTGGCGACAGCTGTTAATGGATGATGTTGTTGAGGATTTAAAAATCATAGACGAGTTCGTCTCGAAAGAATCTGACTATTCACGTTGGATGCATTCTCAGAAAGGAAAATAAAATGAAGGTTGAGTTGATAAGTTACACCGATGATGCAGTTAATCTGTTGTTGTTCACCAAGAACACTCGCTTAATGAACGACGACGATGCGTACAAGAAAATTTCCAATTGGACTGAAGAACAGAAACAAGAGGAGTTGGATTATATGCTTAAAACAATCCGCTCCTCTTGGGAGTTCATTGATTACACTTTTAATGTGAGAGATGTGACCCGAGGATTCACCCACCAGTTCGTTCGCACCAGACAAGGCTCGTACGCACAGCAGTCTCAGCGCACAGTTGATATGACTGGTTTCAGTTATTACACTCCGCCACGCATCGAGGAAAACGAAGATGCAAAAACGTATTACGACGAGTGTATGAAAACAATCAACATCTACTACCAAAAACTACGCAAGATAGTTCCGGCTGAGGATGCTCGCGGTGTATTACCGACAAACATTCATACAAACATCGTTGCAAAATTCAATCTGCGCACACTGAGTGAAATGGCCAAGTCTCGGCTCTCACCACGTGCGCAAGGCGAGTACCAAGAAGTGTTCAAGCTGATGGTTGGGGAAGTTGTTAAAGTCCACCCATGGGCTGAACCGTTTTTGACACCCACTGAGTGGGCTGCACCATCCATGTACAAAGCACTTAACCCATAGGAGGATTTATGAAAAAGTTGTTAGCTATTGCTGTTCTGTATTGTTCGGTTGCGATCCCTGCCATGTCCGCCACGCTGTTGCGGTGCGAGGGAGTTTCCACTGCGCAAGGGTTCAAATATGTAGGAACGTACTGCATGGATTATGATTGCAAATATGTTCAGAGGTATGTTTTTAATTCTTGGTGTCCATACAGCATTTAAGGAGAAAATGATGTCCAAATACAAAAGTTTCAAATATGATCAGGCTTGTGTTGATAAGGTCCACGCTCTCCGTAAACAGGGCAAAACCTACCTACAAATAGCCGAGGAGATGGGCTGGCAGGGCAAAAAGACAGTCCAGTACCTGCTGAGTAAACGCAAGAAAACTGGGCTCCTGAGAAGGGTTTTCAGGCTTTTCTTTTGATCAATTACAGAGTATAATAATGGTTCTTACTGAGAAAGGAAAAATATGGAAAAATTCATAGTGTTTTTCACTAATGAGCTCGGGTTCAAATATCCGATACGTTGTGATGATTCTGCTTCGGTTTTGAAAGAAATTGAAAAGCTGTTAAAGGATCATGAATCTGGTGAGACGCCATTAAACAATATTGACATTGAAATTTTCTGAGAAAGGAACAAAAGATGAACATATTTTATCTACACCATTACGCGCCTCTTGCAGCAATAGCACACTGTGACAAGCATTGTGTTAAGATGATTCTCGAGACCGCGCAGTTGCTCAGCACCGCACACCGAGAGTTGGACGGCGACACCAACGCAGACGCGCTCGGTATGTACAAGTCCACTCACAAGAATCACCCGTCAGCAGTTTGGGTACGTTCTTCAATCAAACATTACCGTTGGGCTTATGAGCTTTTTGCATCGCTCTGCAAAGAGTACACTCACCGTTACGGCAAAGTCCACAAGACCGAGCAAAAGCTGTTACAAGCTCTTAAAGAGTTACCCAAAAACATTCCGGACGTTGCTTGGACTCAACCACCACAGTGTATGCCGGATCAATACAAACAACACCCCAACCGCGCAGTGCAAGCGTACCGCGATTACATTGTAGGTGAAAAAATTTCTTTTGCAACAAAGTACACAAACAGAGAGGCTCCATCGTGGATAAGCGCGTAATTATTTCAGATTTAGACGGTACGTTAGGGGATTATGGTCATAGGGTTGAGCTCTATAAAAAGCGTGAGTATGAACAATTCAACGCAGAAGGAATTAAAGACAGACCGATTGAAGCCATCTGCAACATACTGCGTAGGTTAAAAGACCCAGAGACAGAGGTTGTTATCATGACTGCGAGAACTGAGCGCAACCGGACAGAGACCGAGCGTTGGTTGAAGCTGAACGATATACCTTACGACAGATTGCTGATGAGACCAAACGACAATCACCTTTCAGACGCAGACTGCAAACAAAAAATCTTTCAGGACAATTTTAATTACAAAGATGTTTGGTTTGTGCTTGAGGACAAAAGCAGTTGTGTGGACATGTGGCGTGGGGAAGGTGTTCATTGTTTACAAGTTGCTCCAGGAGATATGTGATGCCAGAACTTAAATTGAACGGAAATGATTTGGAACTTGACGGGGAAAAGGTTGCGCGGGTTTTCGACATTGTTGGCACGATGCGTTACAATTTAGAAAAAGCAATCGAGAGAACTTACATCGACCGAGAAGAGGAAGGCATGAGTTGGCAAACTGCATACTCTGAAGGTTGGCAAGACGGATACCGGCAAGGGCTGATTGAAGCAATGAACAAAGAAAAGGAACATTATGACTCCTGAACAATGCATGGAACAAGCTCTGGAAACTTTCCGAGAGCGGAGCAAAGTCTACGGGCAGAACTACCTTCAGCACGGAAAAGTTATGACAGCTTTGTTTCCGGATGGTATAACTCTGCGTACTGAGGAGGAGTGGAATCGTTTCGGGATTGTTAACATGATTGTTGCCAAGTTGACGCGGTACGCTCAAAATTGGCCAGACACTCATATTGATTCAGTCCACGATATGGGAGTTTATGCGTTCATGTTGGAGTCTTTGGATCATGACATTAATAATTAACGGCGAAACCAGCAAAACTTGTCAAGGCTGTAGGACTCGTCCAGCATTCAAAAGAATATTGTTGAAGAACGGGCAACGACATTGGCGATGTGATGTTTGTTTGGCCAAGAAAAAGCCATCTGGCTTCAAAAGGAAAACTGCTGATGATAGTGTATGATTTGGAAACGACCGGCTTGCCAAAAGCAGAAGGTTCTGACCTAGAAATACAACCGAAGATCATCGAGTTTGGTGGATTGAAACTCGACGCAGATCTGAACGAGGTTGCTCGGTTGGAGTTTTTCTGCAATCCTGGTCATGAGTTAGATCCTCAGATCACCAAGATCACAGGCATCACCGACGAAATGCTGAAGGATGAAAAACCTTTCATAGGGAATTACAAAACATTGTGTGATTTTTTCCTTGGCGAAAGTCAGCTCGTGGCGCATAATTTATCTTTCGACCGTAGAATACTGCGGTTCGAACTAGAAAGGATAGACAAGATTACAAAGTTCCCATGGCCACCAGATCATATTTGCACTATGGAAATAAGCAAGTCTGTTTGGGGCAAGTTCCGTAAACTCGGAGATATTTATTTCGAGGTTACTGGGGAAGAGCACACTGGCGCACACCGTTCGATTGCGGATGTTGAAGCAACAGTGAAAATTTTAAAATGGTACAGAAAGGAAGGGCACATCTGATGGATCCAATAGTTATTAATTTTATAGCTGTGTTGGTTGCGGTTATACTTTTCCCATGATCAATATCCGAGTCAGAACTGAGTACTGTTTCCGTAAAGCGTTCGGCTCGGTTAATAAAATAGTAGAATCTGTCAGCGGAGATGCAATCGGGATATGTGATTCTGGCACTTGGGGTCATGTAAACTTTAGCAAGGTTTGCAAATCTGCTGGCAAAAAGCCTCTGTTCGGGGTTGAGATTCCTGTTGTTGGAGATGCAACAGAACGTTCCAAGCAACCCGCCAACGAGATGGCTTTCATCGCCCGTAACAATGCTGGGCTGACAGAAATTTACAAGCTGGTGACAAAGAGCACTGACAAAGAACATTTTTATTATTATCCTCGGCTTGGGTACGATGATTTGTTCGATGTGAGTGAAAACATCATTATGCTGAGCGGAACAACACCGGATTGGGGTTTGTTACCGTTAACAAAGAAAGAAAACCTTTTCATAGAGCTGAACCCAATGAGCTCACGCAAGGCTCTGGAGTTTGCAGAGAAAAAAGGTTTTCAGGTTGTGGCGACTTCAGATAATTTTTACCCAACAGTGAGAGACAAAAAAGCGTACGAGGTGCTGGTTGGTAAAAACCGCACAGACCGTACTGCCCCGATGCACGTTTTAAATGAATGGGAGTGGAGAGATGCACTCCCTTGGGCACCTGAGATTGCACTGGAGAATACTTACAAAATTGCACAGATGTGCGATGTTAATCTACCGACCGCACAGATGGTTTCCTTCCACAGCCAGAAGACTTTGCTACAAATGTGTGAGGAAGGTGCAAAGCGTAAAAATATAAATTTGGACGACGAGGTTTATGCCGCAAGGCTCAAGCGTGAGCTGGATATGATTGCGCAGAAAAACTTTGAAGATTATTTTTACGTCATCGCGGATATGATCAAGTACGCAAAGCAACATATGTTGGTCGGACCAGCGCGTGGTTCTTCAGCTGGGTCTCTGGTTTGTTATTTGATTGACATAACCGACATTGACCCAATTGAACATGATTTGTTGTTTGAGCGTTTCATCGATATCACTCGTGAGGACTTGCCAGATATTGATATTGATTTTCAGGATGATCGAAGAGAAATGGTATTTGAATATTTGCGAGCTAAATACGGTGCAGAGAAAGTTGCACACTTGGGGACAGTTTCCCGTTACAAAGCCAAGAGCACAATCGCAGAAGTTGCCAAAGAGCTCGGCATCCCGTCTTGGGAAGTGAACGACTTGAAAGGTGCAATTATAGAGCGTAGCTCTGGAGATTCACGTGCCGCGTTTTGTATCCTGGACACATTTAATGAATTGGATGTTGGCAGGGCTGTGCTGGAAAAATACCCACAGATGAAAGTTGCCGCAGATATGGAAAACCACGCTCGGCACAACGGGGTTCATGCCGCAGGGATTATTGTAACTGAGCACCCAGTGAGTGAGTACTGTTCTGTTTCTGGTCAGACAGGTGCAGCACAGATTGATAAAAAAGATGCTGAAGAACTTAATCTGTTGAAGATTGATGCACTCGGATTGCGCACACTTTCTGTTTTGCAGGATGTGCTTGATCAAGTAGGGTGGGACAGAGACAAGCTGATCAATTACCCTTTGCAGGATGAAGCTGCATTTGAAGTTTTAAACACTGCCAAGTACGCAGGCATTTTCCAGTTCGAGGGCTATGCGCTACAATCCGTCACTCACCAAATGAAGGTTCATAGCTTTGAGGACATTGCCGCAATCACAGCTTTGGCGCGTCCTGGACCACTTAACTCCGGAGGCACAACCGAGTATATTAAACGTCACACTGGTGAAGCTCCGGTGGAGTATTTGCACCCATTAACTGAAAAAATAACAAAAGTCACCAACGGGGTTGTTGTTTATCAGGAACAGGTCATGACGATTGCACGCGATGTTGGCAAGTTGTCATGGGAGGATGTTTCGACTTTGCGCAAAGCGATGTCCAAATCTTACGGAAAGGAATATTTTGACACATTCTGGGAAAGGTTCAAAGTTGGTGCAGCTGAAAATGGAATATCTGAGGAACAAGCCCAGCGCATTTGGGATAATATCAACACTATGGGCAGTTGGGCTTTTAATCGCTCTCATGCCATTGCTTATGGGCTTGTATCTTATTGGTGCTGTGTTCTTAAGTCTAGATTTCCTCTTGAGTTTGCTGCTGCGTGTTTGCGTAACGTTAAAGATGATGAGCAAGCGGTTCGTCTCTTACGTGAAGTGGTGAAAGAGGGTCTGGGCTATAAACCGTTTGATAAATTCAAGTCGAAGCAAAACTGGTCTGTGCAGGATGGAGAGCTGATTGGTGGGCTGGGCGGTATTAAAGGCATTGGTCCAAAAATGGCAGAGGACATTGTTGAGCGCAGAAAACTCAAACAACCATTGACACCACGTCAGGAAAAACTGCTGAACGAGGGCACAACCCCATATGACGATATTTTCGAGTGCGACCGCAAGTTCGGTCACATAAAGCGTGATCCGGAAAAGTACAACATCCGTACACAAATCACTGACATTGAAAAACTCGACGCAGACACTCCAGGAACATTTGTGTTTTTCGGTAAGCTGAAAGAGAAAAACTTACGAGACATGAACGAAACCGTCAACCTCGCAAAGCGTGGCGGTCGTCGGGTTGATTCGAACAATCTATGGCTGAACATGACTTTTGAGGATGACACTGGTCCAATCATCGCGACCATTGACCGTTTCAAGTACAGTAAAATCGGTAAACAAATAGTCGAGGATGGACGCATTGGAGATTGGTACTTGATAAAAGGGAATTTAAGAGCTGGATTCCGTAAGATTTATGTTGAAAAGTGGAGGAAGCTCGAATAAATTTTACAAGTGATTGAATTTAAAAACCTAATAACCGTAAGGGCTGTAAGCAAAGTGTTGCTTTCTCTGGCAGAAAAAAGTATAATTAATGTATTGGGAAATGTTTCCCGATTTTTGAGAAAGGAACAAAAGATGGAAAAACCAGCACCACAGAAACGCGAAGTTTTCGACTGTTACGGAACACGTAGGAGAACTTGGTGTGGACCATACGTAGTTGCAGCAGTAGCCAAGATTGACTACGAGACCTCTTATCAGGCTTTCCGCACTCACACCGGCAAACGCCACGTTGCCGGAACTTCACACTGGCAGTGCCGAGCTGTTCTGGAGCAGTTCGGGGTCGATTCTGGAAAAGTCGAACGCCCAACAAAACGTAAAAAACTCTACCACTACCTGCGCGAGAACATGGACAATAAATTGTACATCGTTTGTGTGGGGAACCACTGGGTATTGGTCGACGGCAGGGACAACAGCATAACCGACAGCTGGACAGCTGGGGAGTGGAAACACATAAGTGAGTCTGAGCACAAGAACAGGTTCGTGAAATACTTCTTCCCGATCCTGAGCAGACCCAGATTCTGATGGGAAATCCCCTCAAAAAGAGGGGAAATATCCCTGTAAACCTTTGTTTTAAAACATGAAGAAATTTGTTTTAATAAGTGGCGGAATACAGTATAATTATTATAAATACTGAGAAAGGAAAGCAAAATGACAGACCATATCAAGCGTGAAGTTTACATCGGGACAGGCGAGCTAACTGGGTTCTACACATTGAGAAAAGTTATTTATTCAACCGACCCAAATAATGGTTGGATGTTCAGCGACAGATACATTAAGAATCTTTCAACAGACCCTAAAAAAGCTGATGAGATGGCTGAACAATATGCATCCCGAACTGGTTCTTTGTTGACTGGGTATGCTGACTTTGATCTTCGTGCTCACAAAAATAACGAGTTACTCAACAATCGTGTTATAGCTTTCATTAAAGAGCACCAGATCATTAACTTCGGTAAATATCGTGGCAGAACTTTTTCTGAAATCGTCGAGAAAGACCCTCAGTACATGCAATGGTTAAAGTCTGAAGAAGTCAATATCAGAATCAAACAGCCTACTTTTAAATTAACTATGGTTGCTGTTCAACAGCTTTGCGAAGAGGGTGTTCTTTCAATCCCAGAAAAAGTTGCAAAGCCAGTTGTTGAGAAAAAGACTTCAGAGTTCGTCGGCACAGTTGGTGAGAAGATCGAGATCGAACTTAAAGTTGTTTTGCGCAAGAACGTTAGCACCAAGTTTGGTGGATCAACTATGCTGATCATGGTTGACGAAAATGGAAATGTTGTTAAAACATTCACCAATGCAAGCTGGTTGGATGAAGAGGTTAAAGACGAAACAGGATTTTATTTCCGTCAAAATGTTATCAAAGGTGGCAAGATCAAGATTGCTGGTCTTGTCGCCAAACACGATATTTACAACGAAGAAAAATCAACTATACTCAAAAGACCAAAGTTAATTGAAGTCATGAAGGAGGCAGCATGAAAAAACTTCATAAGTTCACCGGAACTGTGGTCAAGCGGATTTACTACGATGTTTTAGTCGAGGTCGAATGCGACCCAGACAATATGCCGAGCGAGAAAGAAATCGCCGACCAAATGGAACTCCAAGTAACATCCGGCTTTGAAGAGCCACAAGAGTGGGAGCACTCGTTTGAAGACATACGACTGGTACATTAATGCTCATAACAAAAGCTAGCAGAAATTATTGTTTAGCAAAAACACCGCTTAATTCCGAAACTGTTCAAAGGCTCTCTGCGCTTCCAGGATTCAAAAAATGGGTTGGCAGAGAGTTAATGTTTGCCGCAACCGGAGCAAACATAGATCATATCCGTAAGTTCTGGCCAGAAGCAAAATGGGATGCTTCTGTTTCCCATATACTGGATGAATACATTACAAAGCTAAAAAGTACCGAAGAGATCCGAGAACGGAAAACTGCACCTTTGCCAGAAAAGGACGACTTTAAATTTAAGACCAAGCCCTTCGACCACCAGCGTAAAGCCTTTTACATGAGCCGAGACAGCGAGACATTTGCGTTGTTGATGGAGCAAGGAACTGGTAAAACAAAAGTGATCATTGACAATGCCGCATATTTGTATGGGGCTGGCAAGATTAATTGCATGGTTGTAATCGCACCCAACGGGGTTCACCGGAACTGGATCCGGAAAGAGATACCGGAGCACTTGCCGGATTGGTGTCCGTACGAGTCTGTGTATTATTACTCAGGGATGAAGAAAAAAGACACCGAGCGTTTTGAAGAGGTAATGAACACACACGATAAAATGAAAGTGTTCACTTTCAATGTTGAAGCGTTTGTGAGCAAAAATGCTGTTAATCTGATCAATAAAATAATGCTAGCCAATCAGGTTCTGCTCGTTGTGGACGAAAGCTCAAGAATTAAACGTCCAGGAGCACAGCGCACAAAAGTCATCACCAAGTTGTCTAACCTATGTAAATACCGCCGGATCATGACCGGAACCCCTGTCACAAAAGGACCAGAGGACATTTACAGCCAGTTTAAGTTTTTGGATCCGCAGATATTGGGCTACGACAGCTTTTACAGTTTTAAAGCCAGATATTGCATCATGGGTGGTTTTGAGAACAAGCAGATTGTGGCTTATCAGAATGTGGACGAGCTGACCAAGAACATCGAGGGGCATTCCTTCCGAGTTCTTAAAAAAGACTGCTTAGACCTGCCAGATAAAATATATCAGCGTTACCCAGTGGAGTTATCGGAAAAACAACGCAAACTCTACGACCAAATGCGCAAAACCTACATTGCAGAACTCGAGGGTGAGCAGATTGATGCTCCTGCGACAATAACTCGGCTTTTGCGTTTACAACAGATTGTCTGCGGGTGGTTCCCGACAGAAACTGAGGTAAAACCAATTGAGGATAAAAACCCAAGATTAAACGCTCTTTTGGAGATTTTAAGTGACATTGACTCAAAGGTGATTATATGGGCACGATTTAAAGCCGATTTAAAGGCTATAGAGCATGCGCTAGGGAGTTTGGCTGTTGCTTACCATGGAGAAGTGTCCAACGACGCCAGAGCGGACGCCGTAGAGCGTTTTCAGAACGATCCAAAAATACGGTATTTTGTAGGACAACCGCAATCTGGTGGAATTGGTTTAACGCTGACTGCGGCAGATTATGCGGTTTATTACTCTAACAGCTTTGACCTAGAGACTCGGCTTCAGTCTGAGGATCGATGTCACCGTATCGGTACCAAGAACAATGTAACCTACATTGACCTAGAAGCACCCAAAACCGTAGACACGAAAATCATCAAAGCTCTGCGTAGCAAAAAGAACCTAGCCGATGTTATCACCAAAGACCCGATATCCCTGTTTTTAATGGACGATGAGTGAACGTAACTTTTGGAATTATGTACGGAGTTCTTTACCAGATGTTAAAATGTACCGCGTCGAGAATCGAGTCTCTGAGGGGATGCCCGATGTTCATTATATCCGCAACGGCAAATCTGGCTGGATAGAACTTAAATACCTCGACGACTGGCCAAAGAGCAAGATCTGCGTCGGGTTAAGGCTGAATCAGTCTTTCTGGTTAAACGAATACGACGAGCTGAAAGGCAGATGCTGGATATTGATCAGAATCGGCAAAGACTTTGTCGGCATGATTAAAGGCAGTGATGCTCGTAAGGTTTACGAGAAAATCACCGTTCCAGAGTTCCTTGACTGCCTAGTGTTTAAAAAGTTCGGAAGAATGGACCAAGGCGACTGGGCAAAGCTCGCTGATATAATTACGGAAGAAGCGTAGCACTCTCTTCCAGCTTTCTGAGCAAGGAAGGTGGCGCATCGTTCACTATATCTTTAAGAGTTCTGGAATTATAAGGTCTGCTCATTGTCTCTACGGTTTCTGGACGCACCGTTGCTTGTATCGCGCCAGAGAACAGAGGTCTGTTCATCCTGTTGACTTGCTGCCGGATTGCGTCCATAGCAATTGAAGATGATCTTATCTGTTGAATAGCAGGAATAGTGCCGGTGCCAACTATCGGGACTAACTGAGCATATTTCAACAAACCTTTATGTGCCATACCTGAAAGAGTAATGTAACCAGTCCCAGGAGGGTTCAATTTAATCTCGGCCCAAAGTGTCGGGAGAACATTCTGGCGGAAAGCCTGAATTTGTTTTATTTCCTGAGGAGTGAATATGGCTTCAATAATCTTTCTGTTCTTAATAAAAATGTCGTCATAATTATTAACAATGTTAGTTCTTGTGAGTCCGGACTTGCCAGAACCAGAAAATGCTTTTTCAAGTATCCCATCTTTCAGCAAAGCCATAACTTCTTCCGCAGTTCCGTCTGGAAGATTGTTCTTTAATTTGTCTATGACCAGAATCATTGACTGGTTTGGATTAAACTTTGCATGACCGAACAAAGCATTAACAATCTGGGGTGGAGTGGAGTTAGGATTCGTGATCATTTGTAGTATCCTGTTTGCTGCTTTTTCCTGCGTATCTTTCCCACCACCTTTTCCTATCAGATTCATGTATTGTTTGTAAAGCTCTGTTGCAGACTTGAGTTCCTGAAGGATTGCTTCATCCCCAGCCATAATTCCTTTTTCAATTCCATCAAAGATCGCGCTGTCCACCATACCTTTAATACGGTTCAATGCCATTGCTTCTGGAGAGCCTTGTTGTGCGGAACGTGCAGCTCTGTTAAGAGATTTCTGGTATCCGTGAAGAACTCTGAGCGGTTGACCTTTGAAGCGTGTGTTACCGGCGATTTTGCTTATCTTCTTAAGATATTCTAGCTCTCTGCGTAACAAAGGCATGTCTGCAAGTTCACGAGCAGTTATACCCAAGCCTTCGTCGCCACCTTTTGTTATCATATCTATAATGTTTTTGGAAGTCTGTAATATGCCTTCCCGCGTCATTATAGGTTGCATGTCTGCTTCTTTAACAGTTTGGTAAGCCAACTTGGCTCTTTCTTTAAGAGCCTGAGATTGTGCAACGCCTATGTTCTGTATTGATTCGGCTGCAGCAGGTGGAATTTCTACACTTCGTAAACCAGACATAGTCCCAGAACCAAACTCTTCTTGTAGTTCGGTTGCATCTGCTCTAATCTGATCGAGCTGTTTCTCGTCAAAGCCACGGATTATTAGCGAACCTGCTTCATCGGTTGAAGGTGCATGACGTAAAATATCTTCTTGCTCAAGTTGTGCAGTAACTTTCTCTGTTGGTCCACGCTCAGGCAACGGGGCAGTGCGCTGACCTTGTGTCAATGGGTATTTGGATTTTTGAAGTACAGCTTTGCTCAGAACTTTCTCCGGTATAAAATCTGGGAAAACTTTACGAGCCTGTTTTGCACCTTCTCTGGTTACGGCTTTAACACCTTGGACTATTGGCTTTGCAACTGGTGGCAACAAAACGTCAACCCCAGTTCCAACAACACCTGCGGTTGCTGATTCTTTTGCAATGTCGCCTGCTGTTTTACTTTTTGCCCTTGTGGTTTCTGGAGTGAGTACAGACTCAAGTGCTTGTCCTGCTGTTTCTGTTGCGCTGTAAGTCGGTAAACCCCTAGCGATAGTTTGTGCTATGTTTTTTGCCCCAGCAACGAATTTAGTAGCTGGTAGGTATTTAATTATCTCTCCGGTGAAAGTTCCCAAATCTGGCAACCCGAATCCTGGCTTATTAACGTAATACGGAGCACCTTCCCAGACCAACATCGGGTTTGCGTATTTATCTTTATAAATACCACCAAACCTTTTATCACCTTTGAACGCTTTTTCTATAATTTCAGCTTTGCCGAAATCATCTCTCACAAACATACCTTCAATGTTAGGTATAAGGCTCTCGAAAAATCCAACAGAATTTATCTCGGTTGCTGAAGGGACATTCGGGAACTCTAGCTCTCCGTCATCACTAACTGTGAGCAGATTCTCTGGTAGCTCTGATAAGTTTGTGGTGAATTCTTCAATGCCTTCTTCAATCTGCTCGTCAAGTGTCAGATCTTCTTCGTTTTCTGATTCAGCGCGTTTGCTCGCACTTGCTCCGACTGCACCTTTTGGTAATGGTATTGCCATTATTCACCCCAACCTTTAATGATGTAAATGTCGTCTGTGTCGAATATATCATTGTTTATGATAACAGCTCCGTCTGGCAGACTGTCGTACCACTTTTGTACAGCTTTTTGATCGTCTGGGTCGCCTGTGTATTTTTCAAATATTCCAGAATCGAAATTATTAAGCTGTTTGTTAACAGCTGCCATGTTGTTATATTCACCAGAAGTCAGCAATTCTTGCTCGAGCTGATTCAGACGTACCCCGTTTTCTGCCATCTTTTTGAAAGCGTACAGAGAGATGTAGTTAGCTTCGGGAGTGTTGCCGATAAATAATGCAGCTTGCTGGTATGCACGGAATTCCATGTCGGAAGTTGAACCTGAACCGACTGGACGCATTTTTGGAGCCAAGAAATTAGAGGTTGCTTGTAATGATTCAAGTCCCATAATCTCAGGATCATTTATACCAAACAACTGATTAAATGTTTGCTTGAGTGGCAACAATGCTTGCTGTAATCTTCCTGTTTGCACTTTACCGGATTTCAGCAACAACATAGCTTCGTCAACCCTCGGAAGAACTTCACGAGCAGTTGTATTATATGTGTCTGTTGCTTTTGCAATCAGCGGCAGACGCTTTTCTACATACGTTGTGAAATAAGGTGCTGCAGCAGTTTTTGATGGTGTTAGCTGAAGATTGATTACTTCACCACCTTTCGCGAGTGGGACAATCTCTAAATAAACACCACCGTCTGTGATAGTTTTGCCAACCATCTCGTCGTTCGGTGCAGTTAACATATCGACGTTTGTTTGGAAGTTCGTATTTTCTTCCGACATCCCTTGACCTTTAACGAACTCAATCGCATCCTCTCGGGTCATGTATTTTGCCAGAGTTCCTGAACCAACAGTCTTAATAGTTCTATCTGGCTTTTCAATTGTTCCTGGGTCTGGCTGATCTACTACCCCGATCGGGTTGCCAGCATTATCGGTTACTTGATACCGGAACATTACTGCGCCTTCTGTGTTCCTGACCAAAGTTCCGTCTTCATTAGTCACTGGACCAATTTTTTTGAAATTCTGGCCAACACCTGTGCCTTTTTCTGGCTTTATAAATTCTGCAACTTTTAAGGCATTAGCCGTTAAGGCATCTTCAGCATCTCTTTTACGTTTGTAATCTTCCATCAGATACTTGGCTGGCTCCAATGAAGCTGTGCTTGCAGCTCCTAGAGCTGTTGCTCCTGGCTTGCTTGCCTCTGCTGCCATATTTGTGAAGAACTGAAACGCCAACAAAGCCGGATCAATCCCTTTGTATTCTGGTTGTAGTGCTTTTGCGATCTCCATAGCGTACCCAAGGTTGCTTGCTCCGCCGAGTGCCGCGAGTGCACCTTCTGATAAATCCTCGAACCGTGTTCCGGAAACTCCAAAATCTTGTTGTGGCTCTTCTTGCGGCAACAACATTCTCTCTGCAGAAAGAACTCCATCTGCTGGTCTTGCGCTGTTTGCCTCGATTTCTGAACGTGGATTTTCGAGTGGCTTTTCCAATGATTGGTCTGCGAATGGCAATCCAGATACCATTTGACCAGAAAATTTTGGAACATAATCCGCTTGTTCTGTTTGTAAGACTGCACCAGTGTTTGTTCCTAATTCTTTCTTTATTGTTTCTTCAGTAGGCTCCAGAAGATTTGTTTCTGGATTAAAAACGTATCCTTCGCGCTCTAAAGGTTGTAAAGCCGGAGCACCCAGCGTTTTTGCTTCCAGTGCTTTAACTGGAGCAATCTTTAACTTTCCTTGAGGATACCCGCCAATATTTATATCTGGCGAGAGCCTTGCGATTTCTGAGCGCAACTCTAATATCTGTGGCTGTAATGCTACAGCTTGGGCTTTTGTTTCTGGTCGTTGTGCCAAAGATTTATATTGATTTTCCAATATCTCATATTGCCTCAACATCGTTTCATAACGAGCTTCTTTAGATCGCGTTGGGCTAGAAAAAGTCCCCATCGCCATTCTAGAAACAGGAAGCCTTCGATCTATTTGATTCAATGAGAAATCAAGATCCCTAGCAGTTCTCTGTAGGGTTTCTCTTTTATTCCTGATATCTTCGTATGAAGCCATCGTGTTTCCTTATTATCGGTTCAAGTAGTAAGCACTAGCGAGAGCTCCAAGCCCACCAATTGTTTGACCGTAAATGCTAGGCGTCTGAATGTATTGCTGACCTTGTTGCAAGCTCGTCTGGGTTGTTTCATATGGAACACCCTTCAATGCTCCCAGCGCGTAGTTAACCATCTGGAACGGGTACTCACGTTGCTCGACATAATCTGCATATGCCAAGTCGAGAGCCATCTGATCGAGCGTTCGTTTTGCTTCCCCTGCGCTCAAAAGTCCAGATGCTGCTTGTTGCTGTAAGCCTTGTATCACCGGAGCAAATTGTCCGATCTGTTGAGCTGCACTGATTCTGGCTGATTCTTCGGTTTCGTAAGCACCACGTCGTGCCTGCTCTGCTCCGAACCTAGCTGCTCGGTCTTGTTCTCGCTGTTGAGCTGCAAAACCTAAACCTTCAACCCCAGCCTGTTTTCTTAATGCTGCCGCAGATCGTGCTGCCTCACCAGCTGATTCGATCTCACCAATGTATGCCCGAGATCCGCCGAATGCGCCTGACCCAACTGCCTTTGCTCGGTCAGCGATCAGTTTACGATCCAGCTGTCTTTGTATCTCTTCAACCGCAGGGTCCATCGCCCTTTGGTACATATCTATATAAGGCTGTGCCTCTTCAATACTGAATTGCTGTCCCATGAGCTGTTCAGCAGTCATCGGGTTATAACCCTGACCTAACTGCATGCTTCTCGCATAAGACTCGTCAATATAAGGTTGGTAGCTGGTAGCCCCTTCGGTCAGCATTTGTGCAGCTTGCCGTTCCTCGGCGGTCAGCTTCGATCCGTCGTAGCTCGCGATCCTTGGACCTGTGTAAGTCGGGTAAGGACTTTCAGCTAGTGATGCTGCCTGTTGGAAAAGTTTTTGACCGCCAGCCGACACCCACTCAGGTATCTCTGTTCCGGTAATAACCAGCCTTGGATCTGGTAGGGTCTCAACCCCAGTTGTACATAAACCGCCCATTTAACTCTCCACGAAAACGCAACCAGCTTTAATTAAACCAAGACGCTCAAATAACTTGTCTTTACGGTCCAAGTCTCCCGAGAAGATATGACCTAATCTTACTGGAAGTTTAGCCTCTTGCCCTATTTTTAAAAACTCCTTAACCAACTTTATTGCTGCTGAACTACTACGATGCATCGGGTAAACATAAAACCACATATCTGCTAGGAATGTTTCCTCTGACCACCAATCGCTACTTACGATACCGCCAATTGATCCTAACAACTTATTTTGGTCATTCATAGCCACAACTACAGCCCCTCGGTTTATAGCGTCATTGACCTTTACCGAGAGTTTTGCCGGATTTATCTCCGGAACTTTAATTTCTGTCTCGTTATGCATTGTGTATAACATAGCGAGCAACGGGCTAATGTCTAAAATGTTTGCCCTTCTAATTTGCATTAAAGACCGCCCAGTGCTCCCATATCTGATCCTTCTGGTTGTTCTTCTCTGGCTGAGATTGCTTCAAATATATCTTTGAACTCTGGTAACAACTTCATTAAAACTGGTGCTGCCTCTTTGGTTATAACTTTATCCAAAAGAGCCAAATCCTGTTCCGTCATGCTGTTAAGTCTGACCAAAAGCACAGAAGTTATTGCGTCATCCGGTTGCATCATCATCTGCATCGCTTCTGGCGGGATAGCCTGTTCCATGCTAGGCATCTGCATACCTTCACCTCTAGGCATAGACGCGCCTTCCATCATCATTTGTTCTTCCATCATTGCCATTAGCAAATCTCCTTATCTTCATAAAGTACGGACCAATCTGTTTCTTTGCAGAATAGCCCGATGCCCCAGCAAACAGGTTCAAAAATCTTCCTGTACAACTTGCCCAGATAATCCGGCTTGTCGCGCTCGCCGTAGATATACGCGATCTCATTGGCTCTGTGTCCGGCGATGTGTTTCCAAAACTTAACACCTTTGCCTTTTCTGAGACGTTTAACAACGTTAACAGCCCAGAAATGGTATCCAGCAACGTGCTGTGGAGTGAGATGTTCTTTGGTGAACTTGTAATCGAGCAGAACGTGCTTGGTCTCAAGCAATCCTTGTCGACGTAGTTCGTTACAGATAACCCTGCCAGTAACTTTCTTAGCGACGTCCGAAACAGTGTCAGCAACTTTCCCAAGTCCTGAAGAAACTGCTGAACCTGCTTTTTCAAATCCACTTGCGGCACCACCGAATATATCACCAACGAAATCTCCGACGCTATCTAGCGCACCTTTGGTTTCTTTAACAAGTTTTGATCCGGCTTTCTGGATAGGCTTGGCTAGAACTGTGGAAGCAATCCAGCCACCAACTGGTCCAAAGAGTGCAGTTCCTAATGCATATGCCACAGCTGATGCTCCTGCGGATTTTGCAGCTTCCACTGGTTTCATGCCTGTGGCTACGTTTAAACCGAAACTGACTAGAGCCATAGTTCCAGCTTGCCCCCAAGTCTGTCCAGCTTGAGCACCATATAATTTATCTTTAACTCCTGCCAAATATCCAACAGGCTGTGTATTGGCTGTGATAGCTTTGCTCATGTTGGATATGTTGGCACCAGAGCCTTTTGCTAAAGTTACGCTACCATCTGCGTTGGCAAACACACCATTATTTGCCAGTATATCTGCGTTATAAACTTGTTGCCCACCAACAGTCCTTGCACCGGCTTGAAACTGCATCCCAGTTGGATTAAAAACGGCGGTAGATGCATCACCAGCATTCAATGCGTTATAAAGGTTTAGGTTACCAGAAGCCTCTGCTGCTGCTTTGTTGGCAAGTTCTGGGATGAATACTTCGTTAGAACCAAGCTTACCGACTAGGTCCATGCCTTTTGCAGCTTCCAATCCAACTATCTCTGAAGGCAACGGGTCTGTGAATGGCAAAAATTGTTTTGCTCCTGCCATGAACCTTTCCCCAGCACCACCAGTTATGTATGGGTCTGTTGCAGCTCCTAATATGTTCCCAGCTATTGATGGTGCGGATGCGACTAGGGTTGCTTTGCCGACTTCTTTGCCTATTGCTTTCCAGTCGTATGGGTCTGGCAATCCTTCTGGAACACCATATTTATCAACAAATTCTTTATATTGTTCTACTAGCTCTGAATCTTCCGGAGAAAAAGGGTCGTAGAGCTTCTCACCGACCTGTATCTTTTTAACCCACTCGAACATCGGCATATATGATGTTCCATATACGTCTTGCAGATTAATATATGGGTCTGGAGTCTGAGACTGTATTTGATAAATCGGTATGGTTTCTTGTTGCTCAACGTAATCTGGTCCAGGCATCCTCTTAATGTCCAATTGTATATTTGGGTCATATCCTTCTTTATAAGGAGGAAGTTCACCAAGGGCGCCAACTCCTTCAAGACCTTCCAATGGTCTCATTTGTATGCCTAGCTGATCTACTATAGGCGTTTCTGATAAATTATATGCATTAACAGCCATCAGCTTATAACTCCTTTATTCTTTAAATCTGTTATTAAAGTGCCCAAAACATCTGCAATTTCAGCTAGGGTCGTGGAATCTGCGTCGTAAGTCCTGTCTGTAGTAACATTTGAAACAATATAAGGCTCTGGAGAAGCAGTCGAGTCTAAATATTTAATTTGAAGCTCAATAGTGCTGACTAACCTTCTACCCCAATTTTCATCCCATTCTTTGGGAGGTGTTGGCAATCTGATGTTCAATACACTCATCTGAGACCATCCTGTCTAATGTTGGCTCGGAAATCTCCAAGCTCCCACGACTCATCAGTTCCTGTGTTCTCGAACTTTAAAGCCATCTGGCGACCTTTAACTCTAACACTTATTTTATTTGAATCTGAGTTAAAAGAAAATGGTCCTTTGGTCGTTACAGTGCCATTTGGGTACTTTTCTGACGTTATCGTCAGATTTAAGTCTCCTGTCATGGTCGCATCTGGTATAACTTTGTCTACCAGCATTAAGAAATCCCCATCCTGAGATATCTCCATCGGGGAACTTTGTATATAAGCCCCAAGAGCTGCCCCGTCAGCATTTGTTCCATCTTCATGGTTGTATTGATACCCGTCATAAGTGAACGCAAACGGGAATAATCTAGTTCCTATCGAATCATTCCAACAAGTACGATTCATTTGTCCTATCGACCAAACATTAAGCTCGTAATTAAAAGTCACATAAGAGTCTGGTTCTGGGTCAAGCGGGTTTGTAGCAACTTGATCTTGGCTGACGTAATACCAAGTAACCTCATTGAACTTCTTGTTATGAGCCACAAAGAATTTGTCCGCATAATATAAGTTCGCCCTATCAAATACATAGAATTTAACCGGACAAGACAATTCTGACATTGCACCATTGTAGAAGAAGAATGTGTCTCGGCCCATCCAGTAAATACTTCCATCGACATTAGCCACGACATTTCTACCAACCGCCCCACAGTTAGTACCCACTAACCTGAAGGCAAAGGTGAATGGTGGGCCAACAAAGTTCATACCGTAAACAGCTTCGTCTGTAGCGATAAATGTTTCGTCTCTGGTTGGAACCATTGAAACTATTTTTGTGCCAATTTCTAATTGTTGATCACCAGCTGTGTTGGTCGAGGTTGGAGTCCAATCTTTAAAATTCTCTTGATCCGACCACCTGACCAGCATTGGCTCTTGTGCTCCACCGCCTACTGGCGTACATCCGCCACAGACCAAATGTCTGTCTGGGAAAGAAACCGTAGCAAATTTGCTTGCAGCCGGAACGTCAGAAGCCCCAACAAGCCCAGATACTAAAACTGCTCGAGCACTTGGACCTGCGCTTGTGTCCCAATAATAAAGAGCATTATTCCTGACCAAAGCTATTAAATCTTCGCCCCAGTTAACCAATGACCATTGAGAGTTCTCAACTGAGCTAACAGATATTGTTCTCGGGGTTCCCCATGTTGAAGTTCCCCAAGTGCTCACGCCCCAACCAGCATTAGGTAGAGAAGTTCTGACACCAAGCCCAGCAGCAGCCCCAATTAAGTAAGTAGCTGTGACTGTTCCACCGCCAGATCCAGAGGATGTTGCAGCAACCCCAAAATCCACAGTGTAAGAGTTTGCATCCACATATGTTAATTGATACCCGTAAACGTCATTAATTGTCTCGGCTGGAATACCGTTTGTGGCACTTGCCCCAGAAAATACAACCCAGTCTCCGTCTGATGCGCCATGACCTGTATCCGCCACTGTCACCACAGAGCTGGTGTCAACCGTCGTGAATGGGTCAGAAAGCCCAGCCTGAGTTGCTCGAACTGGTGTGATGTCATACAGCAACAGCTGATAAGTTATATAAAGATGGTTATGAGTTCCTATCCCTAAATACCCTAACCCATCAGAAAAAGCAGTCCAATATTGAAGATTTCTAGGAACTCCGTATGGGACTACTTCAACCCCATAACCTTCAGAAGAATGGTACATACCTTCCTCGGTCCAGCCACCAATCTTTTGTGGGTAACCGTTAACAAACCGGACATTGTTAGAGTCTGTCCAGAAAGGGCCATTTTTACCAGCACTGTACGGAGTTATGTCTTTAACAATTCCTGGCTGAAATTTAAATAGTTTTAATGGCATTAGGCTAACTCAAAGTGTGGTGCATCGATAAAAGGTCTTTTCCCTTCCGAACGACGCAGATCAATATATTCGTTCATTAGGTCTTCACCTGTCATTCCGGAACCAGTCAGATTCTTGTGCCAAGCAGCACCCCAACGCAAATTCACATTGAGTTCTTCTGCTGACTGACGCATCGCATCCGCAATTTCATCATAAACGTTAAGCTCCCAGCACACTTTTGGTCCAATATAAGCAACCAAATCTACAGCATCACCTGTAATATGCTTACTTGCCATCGTTTGGCTGGCTCCCTTCTCGAACAATTCTCGCTGTTTTTCAACCGTTCGTAAACCCTCGGTAACACCAAAGTCTATTTCCGTAATTTCAATGGCTCGCTTAACAACATCGACGAGGTCTTTTTTGACCCCGTCTAAGTTATCGATACTGCGCTGGGATAGCTTAAAACTCATTTGCCTTGCCCTCTGTATTTTTTCCAACTCATTTTGGCGTATTTATGTCTTGGCCTCGAGTTCGATGAGTAACCAATACTAGTCCTGTGTTTGAAATCGGTTTTAGGTCTGGCATTCTCGCTGAAAGATGCTTTGGCCATTACTTGGTCACTCCTTTGTATTTCTCAAAACTACGCAAACCGCCAAGACCTAACATACCCATAAGCACAGTCATTAATTGACCCATGTCAAAATCAGGTAGAGGAGGAGTTTGAAGCCCGTAATAAGCCAAAACAAAAATAGCCAAAGGCTGTATAACGAAATGATAAGCAAAGGCAGTACCGCAAACCCAACCCACGAAAGGTCTCCAACCGCCTTTAAAAGTCGAATTACTAGCTGCTTCGGCTTTGTTAACCTCGACTTGAGCCAATGCCAGCTCTTGTGCATGCCGATCAGCCATAGTAGCAATTTCATGGGCTAACTTCGCTTTCTGGTCTTTATCTTCAATGACCTTATCTAAAAGCCCTGTAACTGGCTCAATTAATGAACTTAAAAATGGTATTGCCATATGTCCTCCTTATTGGTCAGCCAAGATGTTAGTTAAGGCTCGGTCAATCCGTTTATTCATACGCTCTTCTAATTCCTTCATCTGAGCATCCATTGAAACAATCCGTCCGTCAACCCACTTTTGAGCGTTCTCAACCATCAGCCTATTATCCGCTTCGTTGTTTTTCATTTGAACACTAACGGCTTTTATCTGCTCTGCAAACTGTGATTCAGCAGTTTTTATCCTACCCTCAAACCACGTTTTAAAATCTTGCATAGCTTTTTGGTCATCTTTTTGATTACCACGAGCAGCAGTGTTAAGAGCATCTAACCGTCCATCAAATTGCTTTTGCAACTCTTGTATATATTTACGGTTAGATATCTCGTTTTCTTTCGCTCTGGAATCTACTAACGAAACACGCTCGTCAAAATACCCTTTAGCTTCTGATATAGCTTGACGATTGCGCCCTTCAACATCCCGAATAGCATTTTCAACATCATCCATAGCTTGTTCAACACCGATAACATCATCCCGTAAATCTTCTTTAATAGCCCTAGCATAATCAATTGCCTCCTCGACTTTAATCATAGATGTTTCCACTTGCGTGGAAATGGCTTTTGGGTCCAGATTACGAAGTTTTGATTTTAACCCTTCGTAGTCGTCCCAGAAAAGTGCAGCTCCCCAAACAATACCGGCGGCACTGCCCAAAGCGGTCAAAACCGCGAACATCCTGCCACCAGTCAGCTTTATACCACCAATATTAATTTCCGTACTCATATTGCGAATCCACCATTTCTGCCCAGACTTTCTCGTCTCGGTATATAGAACTCCAGAGCCTGTCTTTAAATTTACGGTTATCTTTAATAGTTACATCGTCGTAAAACTTGGCATCTGGTATTTGTTTTAAATCTTTGTATTGTGGTGCGGTCATTGTCATTAAAGCCACTGCTACCGCCTGTGCCTGTGCGTCATAAACTGTCTCAAAGTTTGCCGCCACCTGATCCATGTTCATTTCATTAATACGGACAACCATAGAAGTTCTAGATTC